TTGGATTGCGTTTTTTGACAACGACGTTGGGTTTTGCGTGTCGTTTTTTTTTAAATGCAATTTTTGCTTCTTAGTCATCATCTGTGTCTTTTCCTTCGTTGTCATCGTCATCTTCACCTGCGTTGTCTTCATCGTCATCGCCTTCGTTTTCGTCATCATCATCATCATCGCCTTCGTTTTCGTCTTCATCGCCTTCATCGTCATCGCCTGAAGTGTCCGATATAACAAACCCATCTTTTAAATACCCGTCTTTCGTTTTTCTTCTGCGAACCAAGCCTGCATCATCATCATCATAATCATCAGCATCATCAGCATCATCCACATCATCATCCGCATCATCCGCATCATCAGCAGCATCATCATCCGCATCATCATCCGCATCATCATCCGCATCATCATCATCATCATCGTCATCATCATCATTATCGCCATTCACTTGATCAAACCCTCCGAATAAAAAGTTGTACATTTTTTCCCATTTTTCAATGGTGATCGTAATGACATTGTTATGCGGGGTCATGTCCTTGGCAACCAATGCACATTCTCCAAAAAACAAAATGGTGTCTACTGGTGGCGGAAACTCGTACTTGTTTTCTTGGCCGGCTTTTCCATCCTCGCGACCCCACAGCTCCACCATGAATTTTTCATTGTCTGTGCCGGAATACGCCCATTCTGCGCGCACTTCAAATCCGTCGGAAGATTTGTGTTTGCATTTTTTTGCCAATTCGGTTTGACTATATTCGGCGAGTTGGGCCACTCGCAAGTCGCCAGTACGAGAAACGATGATTGCGCTGATTTTAGAAGGAGCTTGCGGCATTTACAGTATGTGAAACGTGTATGTTTTTTTTTGTTTATGATGCGATTGGGTTTAAATCATTTATTGCAATACATTTTTATCATACGTTTCAAATTGACAAAAACTATGTCAACATAGATTAGTCAAAAAATTTAGAGTATTCCCGCACGCGTGTAACAAAAATGCTTTGGTTCATTCAAGCCTCGGTGGTGTCTCTCATCGTCATTTACGTAATTCACAACCTGTATTCATTTTTCAAAGAGACATTAACTGTACCCAAAATAAAAGACATGGTGAAACGGCCTCAGCAAAAGTACGAAATGTTGTTTAGGGAATTGCGCGATCAGGTTGCAAACAACGGCAACAATAACCACACCAATAACACCAATAACACCAATAACACCAATAACACCAATAACACCAATAAGACCAATAACACCAATAACACAAATAACACCAATAACACCAATAACACCAATAACACCAATAACGACGACATGAAAAACGAATTGAAGCGGTATTTAATGGATCTGAATGCGTCGCACAGTCAGGATCCGTATCCGCAATCCGATACCATTGAAGTCGGATCCGTCTACAAATGATCTAAAACATAATGAAACCATATTAAAGGATTGACGCGGTTATAAAGGAACTCCATCCCCCCAGGCACAATCCCATGCAATACCAGCAACTGGAAGAACGATTGAAAAATGAAGTTGCAATTTATTATGAAACGCACGTTCATAAGAAATTTTTGGCCGATGTTTATGCTGTCATCCCGAAGGGGCGAAAATGCGCGATTTGGTTTACACGCCGCCAGTGTTGGATGTTTCAAATTGCAAAACGCCCGCTGCATGCCGATACACGCAATGTATTGTATGACGCCGTGCGCATGATCAAGATGCCGTTTGCAAACGAAGCCTGGTATTCCGGACAAGGCACCATCCTGTATGGAACATGTGTTTCAGAAAAGCGAACCGACGTGCAAAAACGGTTCAGCGTTGAGAATGTGCACTACTTGTGTGGAGAAAAACAACCGGATAACGGCAACCTGGGCCGGTTTGCCGCATTGTTTGACATGTATGCAAAAGAAACAACCACCGCCAAATTGAATCACCATTTTCAATTATTCATGCCAATCATGCACGCCAACTACAACGACGCGCTACGCGATGCAATGGCAATTAAAACCTATGACGTTTTCTGCATTCAGCACCGGTTTCTAAACCGCACGTGCAATGAATTCAAAAATGTGTTCATGCAGCCCTCCATGCCAGATCAAATACCTAAACCCGTGTTTTTCCCCAAACAAGCCAACGTCGTCGAACATGTGAAAGTGCACACGCAACAAGTGCACGCGCAACAAGTGCACACGCAACAAGTGCACACGCATGCGCAATTAAAAAGCCGGGTTTTCACCATTCGCCCGGACATACAAAACGACATTTATTACGTGTTGCTCAATCCGGACGAACCAATAACGGCAAACACCATGATCGCGCACATTCCCAATTACAAAACCAGTGTGATGATGAATTCCTTGTTTCGCAACATTAAGGAAAACCGTAATTTGGACGCACTGGAAGAGAGCGACGATGAAAATGAAGCGCAGGTTCCGTTGGTGAATTTGGAAACATCTTTACAAATGGCATGCGTGTTTAGTCATCGGTTTAAACGCTGGCAACCCGTCGGGCTGCAATCTGTTGAAGTTTTGTAACGTCAATTGGGGTTATCAAAGGAGCGTTTACAGGTTTTACCAATTCCGGCTGGATCCAAGGGGACGCCGAATGTAGTGGCGGCAAACCTTGAATACCTTTCCATATATTTTGAGCCCCGGTGAACATGTTGTTTAATACGGTACCGGCCATTTCAGGAAATGCGCCAAATATGTACCCACCCTTTTTCGCGCGTGTGCTGCGCCTGAACCCACCGCCACTCATCCGCACGGGGGGAACGACTGGATTGATGTCACCCATGCCGGCCCCCCGCATTTCAGAAACCGGTGGTTGAAATCCGCCACCGGATGGACTCAGTCTGAAATGGTTAGCAGTTGCCGAAGGTGCCGTGAGTGCGCGATAACTGTTGTTGGCCGCCGGCGCCCATGCTGAACCGATCAATGCTTGCGCACCGGCTCTTTTGGACCGTGACCGGGATTGTTTTCTGGACCGGATGCGTTTTGTTACCTTTTTATTAGGTTTCATGAATGCCCTTAAAGGAGAGAAATTATATTATATATTAACATGAGTATATTAAAATATTAAAATCAAACAATAAAAAATGATTGTTAAAAAATAGATAAACGCATTATTTCATTTCATATTATATCATTCCATATAAATCCATGTCATTGCCCTACACAAGAGACGATGTGTTGCGCGAACATCGCATGAATTTGCGGTTTTATGCGATTCGTAAAGGGGTTTGCAACTACTTTCACAACCTGGTCGGTTCCACTAAATACGCAGCTAAATTATTGGGCGCATCCGTTGCATCCTGCATGCACGGCATTTTTCCGTCGTGTTTTAAATATACAACCTTGTCGGTGTGTTTGTCCATAGTAGAAAATGATTTGATGCACAACCGGATTCCGGTTTTGCACGCGCACGCGCCCATTCCTGATTCTGCACATATGCATGACATATGACGTATGGCATATGGCGGCAACGTTCATTCAATGTCCACGTGCGTCAAGAAGTGACGCCGGCAACACATTTTGTTCAGTTTCAACGAGTCCATCACCTCTCCTTCCGGAGTTTTATGAATGTATTCCTTGGTCAAATAAATGACCCGTTCAGTGTCCATGTCGCGCGACATCTTGAGTCGCCTGACCTCGTTCAAGTAGTATTCGTACTTGTTGCCGATCACATTGCCGCAGGTAAAGCACTTCACCGGGATGATCATAATGAGGGTGATTATGTATGATTTGTATGTTATAATTGTTGTATTATGTGATTATTTTTAAATCAATTTTTAAAAATAATGGAACCAGTAATCCATTTTATTCATTTTCGCGCTGGCTTCTTTTTGAATGTTCTTTTTTTCCCGCCTTTACCCGCGGATTTTAAATGCAGTGAAATCTCTTTAATTATTTCTACGCGATCGTTGAGAATGCTATCCGGAAGCTTTAATTCTTTGCAAAGTTCCAGAAGTTCTTTTGTTGTCATTGCATGCAGCGGGATTGACGGTCTTTGAGACGCTGCAACAGGAACCGGAACCGAATGAGCCGCAGAATGAGCCGCAGAATGAGCCGCAGAATGAGCCGCAGAATGAGCCGCAGAATGAGCCGCAGGAACATGAACTGCAACCGGATTGGTGATGCGCTCATACAATGCACTCATTTCTTCACGCGTCATGTCTTTTTTTTCGGATTTATTGTGACGCAAGACAGCAATGCGCATTTCCCTGCAGTTCCCTGCTGTTGCGAACCGGAACACAGGAATTCCCTTCCCTTCCAAATGCTGCAATTGGTCGTGCTTAATTGGCATGAGTTCCGGAACGATAAACGGTTTGAAGTCAAAGTGGATTGCGTAGGATGGGTCAATTTCTTGCATTAGATGGGTTATGAGCGCGATTTCATGTTTTGCGCGTCTCTTTGGTATTTTGCGTTGCATTTTGTACGTTCCCGAAAAAAAATTGAACTCCAGCGTGGCCGGATCAATGCAACGAATTTCTCCCGACGCGTGCAACGCGTACTGGAGGTCGTCCACATTTATTCCTTTCGCTTGTGCAACCCTGTCCAATTCGTGCGTTAAGGCCATGCGATAAAAGATTTGATGGTGTTTTGTGCCGAATTCAAACATGTTGAGCGCCTTGGACGCGTACAACTTCATTGGCTCTACTTGAATGTCCAAGCCGGTGTCCGGATGTTTTGTAATGATGGATGCAACAATGTAAGTGTACATTGCACCCGGTTCAAATTGATGGGGTGCGGGATTCACTAGTAGCGGACTCAACTCGCTTATGATTTGCAAATGCTCTAGGTTGTAAGAATCCAGTGGAATGTAATAAAATGCGCCGTCTTCGCCCTGCATACACTGCATGCTGACCCGCGTATTTGGATGCATGATGCGTTTCCGCGTCATGCTTCTTTTCACAAAGTACATCCGTTCTATGGGTTTCTTTCTACTCCTTGTGCTGGATGGTTCCAACCAGTGTGCTTGTGCGCGTTGCGTTAATTCTGGATCCATTCTTAAAAAATGATTTATGCTTTACAATCACATTTTATTTTTTTTTGTATTGTATTGGTTATTATTGGGTTGTTGGTTGTTGGTTGTTGGTTGTTGGTTGTTGGTTGTTGGTTATGATTGTTCCTTGACTATCAACTGAATTTTAGGTTTTCTTCCTGGTTTCTTTTTCTCTGCATTCGTCGCAACAACAGGGGCAACCGCAACAAGGGCATCCGCAACAGGGGCAACAACAGGGGCATCCGCAACAGCAACCGGGTCCTTTGCATTGAGTTTGGGTTTGGGTTTGGGTTTAGCCTTGGGTTTGGGTTTTGCTGCAACCGCAAGCTGACTATCAACCGCAACATCAACCGCAACATCAGCCGCAACATCAACCGCAACATCAGCCTGAGCCAAATGCTTTTCAAACACAGCGGATGTGCCCATCAAACTCTTCACCACTTCTTCCGCATTGTCAATGGAACGCACTTTCTTGAATACAAAGTATCGGTTGTAAAAGGAGATCCGGCGCTCGTAGTCGCGCATATCCGGCGCATCTCCCAAGTCCGATGCCAATGACGGCGTATCTTTCAACCGCGCCTGCATTTGCGCATGCAGCTGCTCAAACATGCCGGTACCATCCGGCAGGCCCAGCTCCTTGTTTGCGTCGTCGCGATGCACCACTTCAAACCCGTAATTGGTCATCAGCCGTTTCAAATAATTGAAGTTCACCAAGTACTCGCGAAACGTCTTGTTGATGGATTCCTGATACACGTCTATGGCGTACCCCAGGCACGTTTCATCATCCAGAAATTCAGTGGCAGTGTACGCCTTGGTCACTTGCCACACGCGCTTGCCCTTGTGCAACACCGAAATGCCGTCGCCGACTTCGTACGGTTTCAACGCATCAAACATGGCCGCGCCGTCGTACGTGGTGCCAATGAAGTAGCCCCCCACCTGCGTGCACTCGCACACGTTGCGCAGAAAGTTGCACACGTTTGCGCGGGTTTCAAACATGTAGTGGATTGCAAACTGGCACGACGACACATTGAACCCGTGCTCTGCTTTGCCGTACTCGCGATACACGCCTTCGCCCAACAACGCCTTGTCCTTCGGACCATCTCCGAACACGGCTCTGACGATTTGCTTGTATTTTTCGCCGCTGATCCCGGTTCCGTTCTTGATGTTGAGCGCGCTGTTGCCCTGCACAAACAGCGCCGCCGGCATGATGCTGAACCGTTTGCAGTAATCCAAATAGCGCGCGCACGCACCGTCCAGCTGGTTCTGAATGTTGTCTTTGGAAATGTCAATGCCGAGAACGAACGACAGGTTGGCGTGAATCCATTTCGGAAGATCACCGCCCTTACCCACAGCGAAATCAATGAGCGTGTTGCCGCGCTTGCTCACGCCGTGTATTAACGCGCGTTTCACCACCAAATTGTGAAAATCGCGCAACCCGCGCGTGGTGGTGCTCGCGGCGCGGTTGTAATACACGTCATCGTCGGCCGCCAGCTCGTCCGGAATGTCTGCGCCCGTCGCGAGCATCTTCTTTGTGATGGGGTTGTGAATGGTGTGCCAGTTGGAATTCGCCACGTGGTACGCATTCCCGTAGTTCTTCTGCCCGCTGCGATACTCTGCCGTTTTGTCGGTGCGCACGCGCAACGGAATCCAACGAAACCGCGGGTCAGCCGCGTTCACATTGTAGGCGCACTCAATGATGCTGCCATCTTCTATGACTTCGTTCTCGGCAGTCAGCATCATGCCGCGGTTTCCAGCTGCATCCGCGCGAAGGATGACGTTGCACACGTGGGCCTCCGGGTCGTACGGGTTTGTGGGGTAAAACGGCGCGGGTTTGTAAGAGTCGTCTTCTGCGGTTCCGGTTTTGCGTGCCGCCGCCGCCGGAAGCTTGCCCCGAATGATGTCCTCGCACGGATTCAAATAGCCGTGCCTTTTTTCGTCAAACCCCACCCGGAGCGTCAAGGTTTTGTACTGCACGACCTGCTCCTGCACGGCGACATTGATTCCATCCGTGTAAATGCTGGTGACCTTGGGCTGACCGTTGGAGTCTTTCACTATTGTGGCCAGAAAGTCAATGGTGTTGGCCTCGGTTGGCTTCCATTTGAACGACAGAGGCCATGTGATTTTGGTCTTGGGTCCTGCCTCATCGCCCCCCGCTTCGCCACCCACCGGCGCATCAGCGGGGGTGAAAATCATGCCGTCCGTGGTGTATTCAAACGCGTTTGAGTCCAGCTGGGACATCAGAGTGGCGCAGCACTGGAACACGCTTTGATCGGGACTGGTGTATTTGAATTTCTTGCACTCTATGCGAATGGGGGGCGCGGCAAGGCCTTTCACTACAGGACGCGCCTTCAAATCCGCGACAACCTCCACCAAAAGCGGCAGGCGAAACTTGGTTGCCGACACTTCGGCCGACGGCGGCACAAAGTGCAGTGCGCGCACGTCCTTACCGGCAATATAATACACGTCAAACGCGGCAAACAAATTGATGAACCGCCCGGATTTGTCGTGCAGGATGTGCTCGCCGTCCAGCAGCGTGTTGAAGAGCTTGTCATTGCCGCACAGCGCGCCCGTGAACTGCACGCTCATATTCGTGTCAATCAAGTAAATGCGCCCGGACGACGACACAAGCAAGAGCTTGCGAGCCCCGTCGGCCTTGTCGGTCACCGTGTAGTTCTTTCGCACGTTGGGAACAATGCAGTTGTCGTTCGGCGGAACAATGTTTTGCATTTGAAGGGTGTAGGAAGACGGACCAATGAAGTGTTTGGGAATCAACGGCTTGTGTTCATCGCGCTCTTTGTGTTCATCGCGCCCCTTCCTTTCTGGATGCAACATGTGCATGTAGTTGTCGGCCACCATGGCGCGTTCCGACAAACCAACCGGATAATTGGTACCTTGGAGTCCAGAGAGAATGATTTTGATGCAGGCACGAAGCGCGTCGGCCAGCTTGTGCATCGTGTTGAACGCAGTGCCTTGCCCCACCGCTTCATTCAACACTTCAATCTCAATTTCGTATTTGGGTGAAGCGTCGGCCGTTTGAGACTCCGCGAAGGTGTGCACGGGAATCATGTGACCCCCCACCCCATGGTCGCGCCGGGACTCTTTGACAATGCTCATGTCCACGACAAACGGCATTGCCGGGTTGCGAAACGTGCTGCGATTGATATAGCGGAACGTTTTTCGGCTGCTGCGCCACGGTCCCACCACCGTTTTTGCGGTTGACGACGACTCCGCAAACTGCGTCTCCTTCTGCAACGATAATCTGAAATTGAAGTCGTCAAAATTGACCGGAACGGGCTCGGCATTGTCATCACTATGAAACGCGGTTTTTTTTACAAAGACCGGATGCACGCGGTCCAGTGAATTGGTTTTGCAATACAGCTGCACGTTGTGAAGACCCGCGATTTCGGTGCGTATGTCGGACATTCCGAGTTTGCCCGTGGCGGGATCCGCGACTTCCGACCCGATTTTCAAAGTGTAGTCGTCCGTTTTCTGCATGACGTATCCCGCCGACAACAACCGTTTTATCACGCTGTCAAAGTCAATCTTGGACGTGGGTGCCACGTGCTTCAGTTTGCGGGTTCCAAACCGCACTTCCAACTCCAATGAACCATTGGCGGTATGCAACACACCACCTAAATACGTTTCCACCATTGCATCAAACAGCTCGTTGGGTGGGGGCTGTTTCTGGTTTTTCTGCATTCCGAGTTACTGGTGGAAGTCAATTGCTCTATATTAAACGAGCATATTATTTAAATTCAATTTTATGGTTATTATAACAACAGTTTTTTCATGATTGCGTCATACATTTCTTGTTTTTTCATTTTGGGCATGAGCTGCAACTTCAACCGGTGGCATATTTCGGTCAAGTCGGCGACGGTGTACGCGCTCACGGCTTTCATCGGTTTTTGCACGTTTTCAATGCGGTAGTGCGTTGCGCGCAAAGAAGTTAACTCATGGTCGGTTGCCTGTGTCATAACCAGGCGCGGGGTTTTATTGTCCACGCATTTTATCAAATAAATCGGTTTGTTGGACACTGCGTCACTGATGAACTCAGCATACACGCGATTGTGTGGATTCACATACACCGCATTGAGAGAATTCAAATGAACCAGCACTTGAAACGCGTGCAGCGTCATGATTGACATGATGTCGTTTTCTATTGCGGATAGCGTGAATTTGATGCCGGTTGACTGTTTCAATGCCTTTGCACCCTCTCTCAACCGCATGACTTCATCGCGCTTGCCGTCCTGATGTGCTGTAAAATGGTTGGTCAATTGATCGTATTTGAACATGCCGTGCTTCATAACGTACAAACACCAAAACAAGGAGTGAATCTGGTTCAAGCTTGTACGAAATTCCAACCGATGGGTTTGTGGTTGTATCTGTTGTGGTGGTTGTTGTATTGACATTGGTGTTGTTGGTGTTGTTGTTGTTGTTGTTGGTGTTGGTGTTGTTGGTGTTGTTGTTGTTGTTGGTGTTGTTGGTGTTGTTGTTGTTGTTGTTGTTGTTGGTGTTGTTGGTGTTGTTGTTGTTGTTGGTGTTGGTGTTGGCTGCAATGTTGAATCATACAGCATGACGCCTCTTAATTGACTCAATTCTTTGTTTGCAGTCGCAGTCGCGTGTTTCATTTAAGATAAGATTAAGTTAACTTCAACCTTGCGAATGCGTTTAAATCCATTTCAATGTACATTTGTGGAAAAAACATATTAGATGGTTCTGTATACTATACGACATACGCCATGACAGCTGAATTGAAACAGTTAAAGGATCGCATTGAGGGGTTGAACCAGCACCATCAAATTCAAATTTTGAAAATCATAACTCAGAACAACGTGGTGTGCACTGAAAACAAAAACGGGTCATTTGTGAATTTGACCAACATGGACCATGCCATTGTGTCCAAACTGGTTGAGTATTTGAGTTACGTGGACGAACAAGAAAATCAGCTGAATCAAGTTGAAAATCAAAAAACAGAGTTGACCAAACAATTTTTCAAATAGACACGCATTCACCAATAATGGACACGTGCTTGTCATTCAGTTCAAACCGTTTTCCAATGATGCGTATTGCAATGCAGTCGCCGGGTTTGACCGAATTCATTGTCCGGCTTTGAACCGTATCCGAATCCGAGTCGCGCGAAATGTACACAACCACGGGGGACGGGTCCATGCAAGCGTGTGCTCGGATGCCGGCTTGCGTCACCGTTTTTGCAATGCACTGCAGCACGGTTCCTTCCTTGGGGCAACACACCATGCATTCAATCTCCAAATTGAACGACACGTTTCCACCCATAAACACGCCAACGGTGTGCGAGCGAATGATGCACGAGCCCGGTTTAACAAAACCCTCGGCAATGCACCGGCCGCTGACTTGAGCCGAAACGCGCCGCATGAGATGCGCCGGAAGGTCCTTGAAATTATGAATTTCGGAAAATGGTAAGCACACTTTGTGCCGAATAACCGTGGTGGTATACAATGAATCTTCGCCGGGATCACACTTGTTGATGATGGCCATGGTAATGGTTAATATGTCATGATTGCAATAATTTTAATTCAATTTTTTTGAATTAACATTAAACATTAAACACATTAAACATGTATTGTTATTGTTATTGTTATTGTTATTGTTATTGTTATTGTTATTGTTATTGTTATTGTTATTGTTATTGTTATTGTTATTGTTATTGTTATTGTTATTGTTATTGTTATTGCAATTTAATGCAGCTCGGCAATGACTGAAACGGTCGGGTCGTTCAATTCAAAGTGCCGCCCAATGACACGCACCGTGATTTCGTCACCCGGTTTTATTTTTGAGAAGGTCGCATTAGAGTAATGATGGTCGCGCGAAACAAACACGACAACGGGGCTCGGCTCCGGCACAATGTGCGCGTGCAACCCCGCTTGACTCACCGTCTGAACCACGCACGCGATGAGCATGCCCTCCACCGGATTGCACGATTGGTATTCGTACATGACCTCAAACACCACTGCCCCGCGGTCGGTCAAGTTTCCGGGGGAATGCGCCAACAGCTGCGTTGACCGAGGACGAACGTACCCTTCTGCATTGCACCTTCCTTCGTGCGCGTGCGCTAAATGCTGCTCCAAAATGTTTCTAATGTTTCTTCCAATTGCAGTAAAGGGCAACACAACTTTGCCGGTGACCATGGTCGGGATGTAAAGGTCCTGATTATTTGGTTGCTGATGTTGTCGCTCTTGTCGCTCTTGTCGCTCTTGATACTGCATTTATTTGTTGTGGTGGGGCTACTATATGCACATATTATTATAGTTTCATATTTCTTAATGCATGTTTATCACGCATTCGCGATTTTGGTTGTTTGCACCGGCGTCAAAAACCAGTGTTTGTTATCCTTTTTATTAAAGTTGTAACTGCGCAGCAGCATTTCGGACAACACGCAATACCGCGCCGTGTTTTGGTTCTTCGTGTTTTCCATGGTGTAAACCGGTTCCGCGTCCGGATTCATGCCGCTAAGGATTTGGTTTGCAATTGTGAGGCGCCGCTGCTTGGATGAAATTTGATCACACCGCGCGCCGCCGCCCTTTTCGTTCACGTATTTGATTTTGAACACCGCGTAACTGCCGCCGTTTTTTTCTTTGAAGTTGGACACGAACCCGATAATGTGGGCCAGGGAGTGGGCTTGCACCAGCTGCGAAATTTGATCCATGTACGGGCGCCACTCCTCGCTGGACTTTGCAACGCCCCACACCGATTCCGCGTTTTTGCGCACCACCAACTGCACCCCGGTTTTGCTGCCCGGGTTTAATATCAGCACGCCTTCTTCGCCCGCGTACTTCGGATTTTTGAGAATCTGGGCGTCAAAGTGCGCTCGCGACAGTTGGTCAAATTTGCTGGCGCTGGCGCTATAAAGCCAATTCAAGTACTGCACCTGCTGCTCGTCGGACCCCGACCACATGAAGTCGTCCAAAAAGTGCTGCACCGTGCACATTTCCAGGGTGTCCATCGGCACGCGAAACCGGTCGCGCAACTCGCGAAGCACGTCGGGACACAGCTCGTTCCACGTTTTCGTGGATTTGTCCGACTTGTCCGACAACGGCGACGCCACCGCCGCAATGATTGCGTCATACTCCGCCCGAAACGCCTGCATTTTTGAAGGCAGCGAATTCAACAACGTTCCTTCGCCCATGCGGAGTTGCGGCGGCTTCAACCCGTGCTGCTCGGCCAATCGCTCCAGCGTGCCGTCATTCAGGGGGAACGAAATGTGGTCGCGCTTGAACTGCAACGGCGCGCTGCGGTCGTGCGCGTCAATGCGCGGGTCGGTGATTTCGGCTGGCTGAAACAAATAATACTCGCCCACGTTGATCAGCCGCCCAGTGCGTCCGTACTTGTCAACGAGCTGCTCCCCCTTGTCGCGGATGAGATGCGTGAGCGCCATGTCAATCTGCTCGCGGGGGTGGGACGACAAATGTTGCATGAGCATCCGTCGCGCATAAAAATGCTGCACGCGAAACAAGTCCCGGATGCGCTGCCGAATGCGGTCCGCGTTCATGACAAGGAACGGCTGCGAATACGTGTCGTCCCGGATTTTCATGGCGCCGCCGCCGCTTGCGCATTGGTACTCGCACCGCGCCTGATAGTCGCACACGAACGAAAACGGGCGGTCGCCAATCGCGTAGTGCGCCAGCTGCGTTCCGTCCGACAGCACTTGGCGCACCGTGACGTTGTCCCCGTTGTGCCGCCGAATCACTTCCTGGCTGAATTTGGTTTGGTCAATGTTCAGCAAACAGTCCACCGCGTTTTCTTTCAGAATGCGGCTCACTTGCCCAATTTGCGCGGCTTTGGTTTCGGCCAAACGGTACACGTACAAGTCCGCCGTTTCCGTGTCCGGGTTCTGCGCAAGCAGGGTGCCGTGCAAAAACAGCTGCACGTTGCGTTCCACAAACGGCAGGTCGGCGTGACTGCAGTTGCGCACGGCGCGCCCCACAATTTGCTCAATGCGGTTCATGTTGTACCACGGCTCCATAATGTGCACCTGGCGCACGTTCTTGAAGTCAATGCCCTCGCTGCCCGCCTTGGAAATGATGACCACCTTGATGCGCTGACCCCACTCGTTGTCCGTGGTGAGCGCTTCCAACTCGGCGCGGTTGTCCGGCGACAGCTGCTTGTCGCCCGTGAACATGGCGTACTTGGCGGCAAACCGTTTTTTTGCGACCCCCTCTTGGACGCGCTGCGGGACGGGAGCGGTTTTGAACAGCGACCCCACCTGCGTGTCGTAGCGCGTGAATCCCATCTCTTCCAGAGCCAGCGCAATGGGCACCGCACCGCCGCCAATGTATTCGCTGTATATCAAGACAACCCCGTTTGCGCGATCCACGTGCTCGCAAATGCTCGCAATTTTGCTGCTGTACTTGCCAATTTCTGCGCGCGAAAAGATGCGTCCGTATTTGCTAACCACCGTCGGCTTGTATTCAAAATTGTATATGCGCGCACCGTCCTCCGAGACGTCGTGCTTCATGACCCGCTTGAGTCCCGCATCACCCAGCAAATTGCCAATGTTTATGCGGGCAAGGACGGCGGTGTCTGCAACGGACACCGCTTCTTTGGCCTTGTCTTTGTCGCCTTTGTCGCCTTTGTCGCCTTTGTCTTTGACCGCGCGCTCCAACATCTTGTCAAACTCCGAGCTGGGATACACCATGTTCAGCGCCTCAATGGGCTGCTTCAACAAGAACGAACCAAATGAGGTTGCCTCCGCGCTCATTTCCAGGCGCTTGCGCTGAATGATGTGATCGTACACCGCTTCTTGATAAGCGCCCGCCCGGTTCAAAAAAATGTCCAAATGCTGGATCGGGTTGGGAATGGGGGTGGCATTCAGCTGCACCGCAGGATGCAATTCCCGATTCGCCGTGTACGAATGGGCCGGCGCAAAGTCGGCAGGGTACATGCGAAACGGAAAAATGTACGGATTTTCCCCCTTTACCACCGAAATGTAGCCGTTGGACTTTATGCGCAACAGCTCGGCACCCACGCTGGGCAGCAAGTTGCCGTCCCGGTCAAACACGTCGCCGACCGAAATGGGGGCGCGACGGTCGTTCACGTTCATCAAGTTCAACAGCCACACAATTTCGCGCGGGTCGTTGTACATGGGGGTGCCGGATAAAAGCAGCAGTCGCAAGTTGTCCGCGTATCGCACCAATTTGTACAACTCTTCGGACACGCTTTTGCCTTCTTTGCCTTCTTTGGCCTCCTCGTCGCTGCGCACGTTGTGAATTTCATCCACAATCAGCAAACGATGATTGAACGCGTTTTTGATGGCCCGAATGGCGTCGTGTTTTGACGCGGCAGCAGCAGCAGTTAAACGCCGCACCGTGTTGGCCAGTTCAATGTAGCCCATGAATTCATAACTGGCGTTAATCAATCGTGTGACGCGCTGCACAATGCCGGCGCGCACGCGCTCCACATTTTGCTCCGTCAAATCAGCCAGCTCCGCGTTTCCTCCAACTTCCTTCAGCAGCTTGGTTCCCGTGCATCCGCGAATCACAAACTGGCGCGCAACCCGGTTGAACTTCAGTTTGTTGAAGTCAAACAGCTGCTTGCGAAAGTTGTCCTGCACGTTGACCGACGCAACCACCAATATTTTCTTAAAAATGCCCACTTGCGTCATGTAGTCCCGCATTTCCTCCGCCACGCTGATTGCGGAGCACGTTTTTCCTGTTCCGAGCCCGTGATACAGGAGCAAACTGTTGTACGGGGTCATCACCGATAAAAAATTTCGCACAAACAGCTGGTGCGGAGCCAGCTCAAACGCCGCGCCGCACAACTTGGCTGCTTCTTCCTCCATTTGACGCTGCGACGTGGGTATGACAATGTCGTACTTGGTGTCGTTGAACTCCTTGCGCTGCGCAATGTTCTTCGCGAAATCCGGATCATTTTTGCGGGGGTATAAAAAATCAAGCGGCTCTTGTTCGTCGTCTTCACTTTGGCCTTTGTGCCATTCCGCAAACGTGGTTTCAAGCGGATGCTTTCTCCCCTTTTTTTTTGACTTGGATTCTTCCACGGGTGCCTCTGACATGTGATGGTTTTCGTTGCGCTATAATATGAAATGATTATAAATTGCGCAAAAATGCGCGCAAACGCACCCGCGCCTAGCATGCAATTTCATATTCTTTGATTGCATCGTTCAAGTTGCGCAAAATGTTGATTTTTTCTAAATTGTACGGGCGTATGTGCTGCATGCATTCCTCAAACGTGAACCACGCCATTTTGCTCACTTCCGTTTTTTGAAATTCGGGAGAAACGGGATGGTCCTTCATGCAGCCGTGCTGTGAAAGCGGGAAATAGGCAACGTAATACTTGTGCTTGTACGTCTTCAGGTTGGATCCCATGAATATTTCTTCGTACGGCACGATGTTTTGCATGACAATCAACTTTTTGGCATCATAGCCCGTCTCTTCGGCAAACTCTCTCAGCGCGCAGTCCATGTCCTTTTCTTGGTAATTCCGACGACCCTTGGGAAAGCCCCATTCCGGTTCGGTCCATTGCGTGGACGAGTTTTGAATCAGCGTGTCCAGCGAAAGGTACCCCCCCGACTCCGGGTCACCACCGTTCAGTTTTATTCCATTTTTCAGTGCGTTGAAGCGGTCACGTGAAACAGTTTCCTCGTTTTGATACTTGGAGTTCAGATAATCCCCCCAAACATTTTTCCACAATTCGCTAAATGTTTGTGTTTGCAACCGGCGCTTTTCGTCCACCGTCATTTCGTCAACGATTCGCTGCAAGTACGTTCTATTGTACACGGGATACTTTCCGCGAATGAATTCCACAAACCCCAGCGTGTCTTTGCGCCGGATCATCAAGTACGACGCCCCCTCTTCGCTGTCCCGAAACACAATGATTCCGTTGCTGGTGATCGGGTTCCGGCACGCGTGTATCAAATGCCCGTTTTTACCACAGTTGTTGCAAAACGCATTATGCCTTTTCTGATACGAATGCCGAAAGTTTGTGTTTGTATTTGAATTCTTGGAAAGGATTGTTTTGAATTCGGGATCCTGCTCCGAATCGTCGCATGGTTCGTGGTTCATGTGCCGCGCGCGCGTTTTTTGTGAGTTCATTTCATGTTGTTTTTATATCGTTTGATTGTAAAAGACACACACGCGCGCGCGCACGCACATAAACGCATGAACAGCCTGGACCCCGAGGTGTGGGGACCGCACTACTGGTTCGTTTTGTTTAGTATGGCGGTGACGTACCCGGAGAGACCCAACGACGTCACCATAAAAAAATACTACGAGTTCATACAAAATTTGCCACTGTTTTTACCCCATCATCAAATCGGGAATGCATTTAGCGAATTGTTGGACAAGTACCCGGTTTCCCCCTATTTGGACAAACGCGAGTCATTCATAAAATGGGTGCATTTTTTGCACAACCAAATCAACCTGCGTTTGAATCGCGACGAGGTTTCGCTGCAGGACGCGGTAAACGCCTACTATTCCAATTACAAACCCAAGCAGCTGCGACTGCGAGAGGAGTTCAAATACCGGCGCAAACTCATTTACGCGGGAGTCACCGCGGTCGCGGCGGTTGGGTTGTACTACATGTATTACAAATAAGTTTACAAGTAAGTTTACAAATATATAAGATTACAAATAAGAACGAAATATATATTTTCACATTGTTAATATATATAAGGCACAGCACAGCACAGCATGGCCAAAACCCGTAAAAATAAAGGGGGGAAACCCGTTTTTGCAGGCGCCCAGGGCTGCATCTTCATCCCGCCGCTCAAATGCAAGAACCGACCTCGCATTATGAACCACAATTTCATCAGCAAGCTGGGATACAAAAAAGGTTCCAACATGGAAATGAGCGAATACATGGAAATCATTCCATACATAAAAAAAATAAAGAACTATGAAAAGTATTTCAATATCCGAATCAGTTCATGCGAACCCGACCCGCTCAGTTCCGCGGATTTGGCGGCGTTTGACGCAACGTGCCAAAACTTTGGCGACGACATCACTGCCCAAACGGTTAACCGCAATTTGGATAAGTTGCGCGCAATCAACATGCCAAACTTGGGCACGGATTTGAGAGTGTGGATGGAACAATCCCAAATGGACGCGCGACGGATATGCTTACTGAACGACCACATCTCCAAACTGCTGGTGAACGCCGTCGTGCCAATGAATGATTTGGGCATCATACACAACGACCTCAAATCGGAAAATTTGATGATGAATCACGCGGAAGCCATGCTGCGCATCGTGGACTGGGGTCTTGCAGGATTCACCAGGCCGTACCAAATCATACCGGAACACTATTTCATGAACAATCCGGTTTCGTTCAACCGCCCGTTTTCCACCATGGTAATTCAAACCGACATAAATGACTTGTATCAGCGGGAAATTGCGCAGTTGCCCGCCAAGTTTGAACCCGAACAATTGGAACCGTTCATCGCTGAAATGTACGCCAAGTACCGAGATCTCTCACCCAGCAGTCACTCCTATTGGCTCCACGTGTTTGAATCCATATTCAAGTTAAACTCCGACGTTCTGACCGGCCTCGTTTTGAATGCAGCCATTGAAAAATACAATGCCCAAATTTTGCACCATTTCACCAGCAAAGGCAAATTCATGCTGGACGAGTACTTTGATAAAGTGTACCGCTACAACACCGATGTGTGGGGCGTCATGTCTGTGTATTACAGCATATTCATGCTGCCGCGCGAGCATTTTGCCGTGCCGGACCCAGTGTATGCGGCAATGCTGCAGAAATACCGCGACTTGTTTCGCAAAACCGTGTTTGCGAACGGGCACCGGCGCATGAACGTGCGCGCCATTGTGCAAGAGCTGCAAGGAATCAACGGCATGGTTTTCCCCCAGTACAGGCCCCGTTCCCCATACATGTCCCAGTCCCAATACAGGCCCCGTTCCCATAAAAAAACGGTGAGGTTCCATGGCATCGCCCGAAAGGCGCGCCACACTCTGCACCGGGTTCCAACCCCGCATCCCTTGAAATATGTGCGCGAAATCATATAGGATGAGCGCTGATAATTATATGAACACAGTGTATATAGAGTATATACCAATGAAGCTGGAGCTGTTTGTTTTTGGAATCACCGCTTTTCTCATATTCAACACGTACTACGACGGCAAATATTTGAAGGTGTTTCATTCGTGGCAAAAGGAAATCAAGATGTCCACGTTTGCATTTGTGGGATTATCTCTCTACATCTTCTTGAAGAAAAACCCGGGGCAGTCGCAATCCATGCTGTCGCACGCAAACGACATCATCCGCTACATGCCGATCAGCCGCTCTTCGGCCGACATGCTGTCCCCCTTTCTGGACTTCGCCAACAACAAGTCGCTGTTTCAAACCGACTCTTCTGGAACGGCTTCGGCACAAGGCCCAGGTTTAGGGCGGCGCGAGGCGCAAATGGAAGCGCGCATCACGTCGTCCGGGCGCAACAACGCCACCAAGCGCAGCGTGAGCGAAACCAAGAAGAAGTTCGTGGCGGCGCAGCAGTCGTGGAAGTGCGGGCACTGCGACCGCCAGCTGCCGGCGTGGTACGAAGTGGACCACATCGTGCGGTTGGAGCACGGCGGGTCCAACAACGTGGACAACTTGGTGGCGCTGTGCCGCGACTGCCACGGCAAAAAAACCGCCATGGAAACATTTTAGCGAATCGCATTAGCATCATCATTCTTTGCATCATTTGCATACATTTTTAAATATATGCAATGTATAATTAGTATTTGGATTTTGCAATGCAATCCGCATCCGCATCCGCATCCGCATCCGCACCCGATCCGAACAAATCATTGAAACTCGGTTATTATCTATGGCTGGCCGCAATCGGGGCAATCGTGTACGCCTACGTGTTTGCCACCAGCCGGGCCGAAATGGCAAACACGACGCTTGATCCAACAAAGATAGATGAGTCCACTGGGAAACCAATACCGAACACAGGGCATCGCGTCATCACGCTGCTGCCGTTCGTGTGGTTGTACGCGATTCTGACCAAGGGCTACACTGCATTATCTATTGAATACGCAAGCGAGACCAAGTTTAAAATTGGCAATGTAATTCTGACACTGCTGACGTTGGTCGGGCTTGTGTTTGTGTCTATTGCGGCAACTAACGAAGAAAGGATAGCACAAGTACTAAAAGCTGCATATGTAGATATAGATAAAGAAAAAGATGAATCTAAAAAGGCAAAACTGATATCTGAAATATCCGAAAAGGTAAATAATGCAAAGATATACCCGGACATTGAAGGCAAAGAGAGAACGGGTTGGGTCACAACCAACATTGTTTTGATGGGAATCATCTTCCTTTTGTTTATTGGGTTGTTGAATGCGCATGCGGTCAACTTATCAGGATTAGCCGGTAATAATAATTGGACCTGGCCTGACCGTCACATCACCCTATCTGCGTATGTTTTGCAAATTACGAGCCAATTCGTCTTCAGCTTTTGGTTCCCGTTCATGATGATGGTTTATTTGGTAAAAACGGGAGCCACGGATTGGTTCCGAATTGTCGCGGTTGTCTCCATTGTCGCAGCCATCGCGTACAACTTGTACAACTTGTATAACATTTACATAAAAAATGATTTGATGACCGGGTTAGAATCACTCAAAGAATCCGTCAAGTATTTCGCCGAATCATCTCCACTCCTGTCGTATTTCAAATTCGTGGAAACCAACGACTTGGTTGACGTTGTCGCCAAACGGGTGCTGATTTTTGCATTGCTGTGTTATGTGGCGTACTTGATGATTTCGGTGTATAAATTCAAGAACTCGTTGGTGCCGTGCGTTTCAACGTACTTTGAGTCCTGCTTCTGGAACCCGAATTTTAAGCAAACAAACAAAGAGAAAACGTATTATGACCCCAATAAAAACACGCCCTACATCAATGCCCTGTTTTACACCTTGATGATGGCCGCGGGAGTAAACATTCTGAATTTCATTACAAACATGCTTTCGCTGTACAAGCGTTTTAACAACCGTTTCAACAACGGAAAGGACCAGATTCCCGAATTCCCCGGTACTTTTGAATCCTTAAAGACAATATTACTGTTGTTCGGTTTCCCGTTTTACTGGATATTCAAATTGTTCGCACAGCATCCGCTGATAACCATTGTCGCGTTCATTGCATTTGCCGCGATCGGGTTGCTGCTGTACCGGTCATCGTTTGACTTGACGGCGTTCATAGAAGGCCAGCGCGGCACCATCATCACGCTGTTCACGCTGTTCATTGCCTCTCTCATCCTGTTTGGCGTGTACACTGCGAGCAGCGGCACGAGCAGCGGCACGAATAGCGCCACGAGCAGCGGCACGAGCAGCGGTCCAACTGCAAGCTATTCCGATTTCATTTTGCGACCCATGATGTTCATTACCGTGGCGGCATGCATTATTGGCATTATATCGTATTTTTTAACATCGCAGAGCCGGCTCGTCACAATGGCCAACTTGTTGCAGTACGGCATCACCGCGCTAATTTACATTGTCGGCATTGCAATTGTGATTGGGGTGTTCCGCGCCATGTTTTCAATGTCGCGCAAAATGGGCGGCTCCGTGTTTCAAGTCAGCGAAAATTCCAACTGGGTAATCAACGTCCTCAAACTCCTTGGCAACGTGCTGCTTTATTTGCCGTGCTTGATGCTGGATTTTGTGGACATGCTGAAGGAACAGTACGGGTTAACCACGCGGCCGTATTTGATTCTGCTGGCAGCTCAAGCGCTCTTCATTTTGGCAGGACTGTATCTGCCGTCGCTGGTAACAAAAGCAATTAACCACACGGGGGTGCAAATTGTGTCGGCGCCCATTTCCATGACCGTCTCTACCAAAATAACCCGATACACCGTTCAATTTGTTGATTCCAAGGGGGTGGTTTCGCACGCGTCGGGACCGAACCCGCTTCCGCCATTTTCTCCCACGACCACGCCCGCACCCACGCCCACTTCAAAGCCCACTGACATAAACCTGCACAACTACAGTTACGGTGTCTCTGCGTGGTTCTACATTCATCCTCAACCCCCGAATACGCAATCCAAACCCGACACTCAAATAAACATGTTCAAATTTGGCAACGATGGTGCCATTGGGCCCAAGGTTTCATACAATCAAAAAACCAACATCCTGTATATTGAGATGAGCGGTTCTGGAGCCACAATTCCACCCATTACCGATATCCCGTTGCAACGATGGAACAATATTGTGATCAATTCGGACAAGGGGGCGCTAGACATTTTCATGAACGGCAAATTGGTTTACACGGGGACGCACCTTCAACCCGCAAACAATGCAGCGCACAATGTTATTATTGGGAATGGCATGGCAGGGGATGAAAATAAAAAAGATGACGAAAAAGATAAAACCTTCGGCATTCAGGGAGAACTCTGCAACATGGTGCTGAAACAAGATCCCTTTACGAACGCCGAAATTGCGTGGTTTTACAAAACCAACAAAATGCTGAACCCGCCACTCGTGGGCGTGAATCCGGACCCGCTCAATCAAGGCGACACGGCAAGCTATTTGGCGTCTCAATCGGTTAGTAACGAGATTGTTGACAACGAGAGTAACGTGGACAAAACCCCCAACAATCCGTTGTCGTTCAGCACAAGCGGCGCAACCCGATACGGGATACTAGGCGCCTTCTTTGGAGCCATAATGGGATACCTGTTTAATCGGTACGACGCAAACGAATCCGTCAAAGGGCTGCTCATGGGTACCGTCGTGTTCGGAATACTTGGCGCCCTGCTGGGTGCATTATTTAGCACCGACGGACTAGTGGCCAACATCATGAAAACGGTGGCAAACGTGTTCGTCAACACGTTTTAGATTTTTTTTTGTCCATGGAATACTGCTGCAAATATGCAAATATACTTACAAATAAACTTGCAAATATAATATACTTGCAAATATATATATACATAAAAATCCCAGGATAAAACATGAACATTTTAACCATTTTAATATTTATTCTCATCGTGGTTCTCATTTATGTGGTGTACAAGCTAATGTCCAAAACCACTAAAACCGTGTCTGGATTCTCGGATGCCTCCAAATCATTAAGCGTGCCTTGTGCCAAGTTTGGAGCAAGCGCCAATTACGGGTACTCCGTGTGGATTTACGTTGACTCGTGGATCACTTCAATCTCGGACACGGTTCTCAAAAAGAATATATTGACGCGCTGCGTCGTATCTGCGCCTGCATTCAATCTGTACTTGGACAACGCTCAAAACAATTTGAAACTGTTGATGAGCAACAACACGGCCCCGTGCGAGGTCAAAAACATAAAGCTGCAAAAGTGGGTGAACATCACCATGAGCGTGTACGGTAATACCGTGGATTTGTATTTAGACGGGAAGTTGGTGCGGACGTGCATATTGAACGCAATGCCCGTTGCATTGGCCACAACCGACACCCTGTTTGTGGGAGGGGCGTACACGAAATCAACCACTGCGTGCAAGGGTGATTCCGAAGGCGACTTGCGCGGTTACATTTCCAACGTGGTATACAAGCCCGACTATTTTACGCCGGAAGAAGCTTGGAACATTTACAGCGCCGGGTACAGCGGCGCCGGCATGTTTGACTTTGTCAACCGTTACAAATTGAGTTTCAGCGTGCTGAAAGACGATCAAACCGTGGGAAATGTGACAGTGTGAAAAAGTTTGTAAAAAATGGATAATATGTTAAAATTATTATACATTATTAATATATCATCCATTATCCATTATCTATTATCTATTGTCCATAACGTATTATTTTAGCAGTATCAAATGAATCTAAATGCAAACACAAATGTAAATGCAAATGCAAACGGTGGCGGTGCTGGCGGCGGCATGCTTCCAGCCATGAACATTCCCACATTAAACGAATTCAAATCCCCCGACGTTGTCAGCGGTTCCAAATCATTTTTGGATTCCAACAGCTACGTGGCAAAAACCGCCTTCTTGATTTTAACGGTCATTGTGTTTGTCTATTTGTTGCGCGCGTGTGTTGCAATCATGGGTTTCCTATTTTCACCGAACTCGTCGCCGTATTTGGTGAACGGGTTGATTGACGGCAAGGTTGGCAATTTGAGAATTCCGCAGGATCCGTCAAACCCAAACGCGGTCACCATCATCCGATCCAAGAACGATGCAGGGGGAATCGGCATCACGTGGTCGGTGTGGTTGTACATCAAACAAAACAGCAAAATAGATGCGGACAATGCTGGAAAATGGCGGCACGTTTTCAACAAGGGTAGCAGAGAGCCAATCACCACATCGGGTGACACAAAAGGCATCATGACGCCGAACAATGGTCCGGGTCTGTATTTGAAGGACGACTATTCCGCGATTCGCGTGGTCATGAGCACGTTTAATAGTAAAGACAAATCGGTGGATGTGGGAAACATTCCCATCAACAAGTGGTTCAACGTCATCATTCGGGTGGAAAACACGGTGCTGGACGTGTTTATGAACGGCGACTTGGCGAAGCGCCTGCCGCTGGAGTCCGTGCCGTTTCAGAATTACGGCGACGTGAATGTCGCAATTAATAACGGATTCAATGGCGCCATTTCGTCGTTGCGGTATTACAATTCCGTGCTCGGCACGCGGGCCATCGCAAACATCGTCAGCGAAGGCCCCAAATTGAATGCAATTGGGGCCTCGGGCGGGGCTCCCGGCATAATGGATTATTTGTCCATGCGCTGGTTCCACAATCAATGGAACGCGGATTAAAGTATGTGTTCATTATAACAGCTGTACGTAACAAACAGCAATGCATTACGATTATGACTACATCATTGTGGGCGGAGGTCCCACCGGCCTGGCGCTGGCCCAACTGTTCACATTGCCCCCATCCGCTAGGCGCGTCCTTCTTATTGAAAAACGCGACTATTTAGGAGGGTGCCACGGCGTCACCCGGACCGCCGACGGCATGATGACGGAGCACGGCCCGCGCATCTACATTGACAACTTCCGCATGTTTGCACAGCTCCTGGAGGACATGGGCACATCGTTTCACGCCTTGTTCGTGAAATACAACTTCAGCACCGCAACCATGATGGCGGAAGCTTTGCGGGTGCTATCCGCGAGAGAAATTGCCACCCTGTCTTGGAGTTTCATCACTTTGAATGATTCCTTCAAGCGGATTACACTGCTGGAATATCTCTCGTATCATGCCTTCTCAAAGGCGTCAGTTGATTTGCTGGACCGCATCGGCCGGCTCACCGACGGCGGCAGCGCCGACACGTACACGCTGTTCAGCTTCTTGCAAATCCTGAACCAGAATTTTTTGTACGGCATTTACCAACCCCGGGTGCCGAACGACGTGGGGCTGTTCCGCATTTGGGAAGCCGCACTTCGGAGGCGCGGCGTGATCATTGAGAAAAACGCGACAATTGACCGCTTCACGGTTTCCGACCGGCGCGTGACGGGGCTTGTGCTGAGAACGCGCGACAATAACCACACCAATGAACCCGTCGCGTGCCGATGTGACCGCGTCATTCTGGCGTGCCCGCCGCAGGAAGTGCAGCGCATATTGGACCAGCACGACGCAGAGCTGGGGGGCGCGTTCGGACCCGAGTTTGACCGGTTCCAGCGCTCCACGCAGTACTTGCCCTACATTTCGGTGATTTTTCACTGGCGCACTAGAATCAATGTGCCGAAGATATGGGGCTATCCGCGCACGGCGTGGGGCGTCGGCAACATCGTGCTGTCGGATTACATGGACTTCAACGACCCGCGGTCCAAGACCGTGATTTCCGCGGTGATCACCATGCCGGACGCGCCGTCCGAAAAGTTGAATGTCAGCGCCAACGCCATCGGTAATAAGCGCGCCGTCATGGCCGAAGTGTTCCGACAGCTCAAACAAATTTACCCGGACTTGCCGCAGCCGGACCACCAGTTCTTGACGCAGAGCGCGTACGACGCCGTCGGGCGGCGATGGATGCCGTTCAATCACGCCTTCATGACGACCACGCACGGCTACGTGCCGAACCGGTCCGTGCTTTACGAAAACTTGTACAACTGCGGCGTGCAAAACGGCAACAGCTCGTACAGCTTCACGTCCATAGAATCCAGCGTGGCCAACGCGGCGCACTTGGCGGCCGAACTGCAGCCCGACCTGCAGGGCAACCCCGTGCTGCGACTACGAGAGGCGGTCACCGTGCGATCAGCGCTTGCCGGCATTGCTGCGGTCATCGCGTTCATATCCGCTGCACTAATCGCATCCAAATCCGATGCATTAAGCGCAACCAAAACGCGTCGCAAATTGACTAAAAAATAATGCGGGAATTCATAACGTCTATTAACAATTGAATTGTTTCAATTTAAATGCATCGCAGTTAAATTAAAATACGCCATGATACCGAACATTGCGCACTTCGTGTGGTTTGATCAACAGAAAGAAGAGTTTCCGTTTGTGAATTACGTTGCGGTGCTGTCCTGCCACGTGGTAAACAACCCGGACAAAATATACATGTACTATCACCACGAACCCAGGGGGCATTGGTGGAAAAAAACCAAAGAACTTTGCGAACCCGTGTTCGTGGATGTGCCAACGCACATTGGGTCCAAAGAATTAAAAAAGGTGCAGCACAAGGCGGACGTGGTGCGCATCACGAAGCTGAAAGAAATGGGCGGGGTGTACCTGGACATGGACACCATTTGCGTCAAACCCTATGCGCACTTGCTGCACCATAAATTCGTGATCGGCAATGAAATCACGGAGTCGGGGAAAAACATGGGGCTGTGCAATGCAATCATGATGACGGAACCCAACGGGGCATTCATCGTTGACTGGTTCAACCAATACGAGCAGCACTTTGAACCGGACGGATGGCAGGAAGCGTCCACCGTTTTGCCGCTGAACCTATCCAAACGGCACAACCCCGCGGATGTAACCGTTTTGCAACCCACCGCGTGGCTGCTGCCAAGCTGGGAACAAACCGACATGATTTTTGAACGGCCGAATGAAATACCCGACGAACTAATTGCGCTGCACTTTTGGTACAGCTACACGCATGAAAAGTATTTGAAACACATCACCAACTTTGACTGGATTGTTTCCAACTCGCACACGTTGTACGCAAAGCTGCTGTTGAACGTTTTACAACACATCGTGGGTGGTCAAATGTCAGCGTCAAGTGCGAGCCATTCAAACAACGTGCGCATTCTGAAGTTGCTAGGAACGAACGATTGCCAGCATCGGACACTTTTGCCGAAATTAAACGAATATTACAAAACCATAACCGATAAGAGCTCGTTTGACATTGAAACGTTTGAGGACTTTGTTATTGCGTTCAACACGTGCAATTCAATCGGCACGTGCAGCATACTCTCTCAATTTGTCACAAATTGTTTTTATTTGTATGAAAGTGAAACGCACATTGCAAAACATCGGGATTACTATGAAAAAATGATAAACTTCATGATCATGAAAACCGGCCCAATTTATCAAACCGTGAATGCTCTAAACGCGTTCGTTTGTCGCAACAATTCGTATCCGTACGCGTACCATGACACAAGCAACGCCGGCTTGTTTCAAAAAATTGCCCAACTGCAGTACAACTTGTGTCCGGATTTGTTGCTGGACACAATTGGCACTGGCACTGGCACAACCCGAACAACCCGAACAAAGCCAATCAAGGTGGGGTTCATTTCGGATTTCATTGTGCAGTTTCATTCGGTAGCAAAGGACCGCATCGGCATTATCAAGCACTTGTGCGACGATCCCGAGTTTGACGTGAAAATCATGACTCGCAAAAAAACCCCGAGCGCGTTTTACAAAAAAATAATGGGGGATAAAGCAGACAGCACGCTTGTCATCATGGAGGACGGTGATTTGGTTGCAAATCGGCAGCAAATTGCGGACCAACAGTTTGACATTATTGTGTATCCCGAAATTGGCATGTGCCAGCAAACCCGTTTTATTGCGTTTTCGCGCCTTGCGCCGGTTCAAATCACCACATGGGGGCACTCGGACACGTCGGGCTTGCCCAACATGGACTACTTTGTTTCATCCAAGCATTTCAACACGGAGGAGGACCGGGCGCATTACAGCGAGGACCTGGTACTGTTTGATTCGCTCGGAACCCATTACTATGACCTGTTTAGCCAGTTCAAAGAAGAAATGCAAGCGCAGTCGGTGAAGCTGCGCGACAGCGTCGTTGCAAAAACCGGCATTTCAAACCCCACGCTGTACGGGTGCATGCAAATATTCACAAAAATGCACCCCTCGTTCGTGGGCATGTTGCATGACATCCTGAAAGCGGACGAAACCGGGGTGATTGTACTTTTGTCCACGCACGAGGGGGACGATGATGACGTCATTTTCAAGAAGTACATACGCGACCGGATTGACTGCATGGAGCGCGTGCATTTCGTGTACCAGGCACCCTTTTTAGAGTATATTGAAAACATAAAGGGGTGCGACATCCTTCTGGACTATTATCCGTTTGGCGGGTTCAATTCAACCATTGAAACGTTTTTGCTGGGCAAGGTGTGCATTACGCGCCCTGGGAAACGCATCAGCGGCAAATTCACGCAAGGTCTGTATCGCAAAATGGGCATAACCGAGTTCATATGCGATTCGGACGCCGAGTATGTTGCAAAGGCAGTGCAGTACGGCAAAAACCGCGACGAACGAAGCAAATACGAGGCGCTGATTCGGGACAACGTTCACAAAGTCATTCAAGAACAGGAAAGCGTGGATGAATGGAAAGCATTTTTGAAACGCGTGCACAATGCGAATGCAAATGCGAATGCAAATGCAAATGCAAATGCACAATAAAATAAAATCATTTTAATATCGGCTTATTTCAAATGTCGGGAAATCAAAGCACAAGCGCGTGCGGAGGGGTGGGCTATGTGCCGGTTCCATCTCACATACTGAGTCGTGAAACCGGCACGTGTTTAACCGTGACGCGCCAGCAGTACAAGGACGAAATTCTTAAATACAAAAAAAATGGCGCACAACTGTCACAAGCGCAGCAGTACTCCATGCTGTCGCGCAATGCGCTCACGCGCAAGAAGGCGTGGGCCACGCAAACGGAAACATACACGAACCCCAACGTGAACAATCTGCAGGAAATTAAGACGTCCGTTGACGGTGTTATGAGCACGGTGTGTTTGAACTGTTACGCCATACCACCCACGCCAACACCCACGCCAACACCCACACCAACACCCACACCCACACCAACACCCACACCGACACCAACACCGACACCAACGCCAACGCCAACATCAACACCGACACCAACACCGACTCCAACGCCAACGCCAACACCCACACCAACACCAACACCGACACCAACACCGACACCAACACCAACACCAACACCAACATCAACACCGACACCAACACCAACACCGACTCCAACGCCAACACCAACACCAACACCAACACCAACACGTGCGCCAGTACCAGTAAATTTTACGGTCACCGGCTTCACACTAGGGGTCAATTACAGTGTGACCACGGTGGCCGGTTACAATGTGTATGTGTTTTATCCAAGCGCGACCACCAGCGGAACCATTATTCCAAATGTTACCTGCAATGTATCCTATTTAATTGTTGGCGGCGGCGGCGGTGGCGGTAGCGGAGATGCATTGGGGGGGGGCGGAGGCGGTGCAGGTGGGGTAATCACTGATTATCCTGCATATTCCATTACAATGAATGGAGGTTCGGTCAATTCCCTTACGGTTGGTGGAGGTGGTCCACCAGATGTGAATGGAACGAATAGCTCATTTAACGCATTATTTGCATTGGGCGGTGGTGCTGGCGCAAGTGGAAGTACAGCGGCCCAACCGGGTGGCAGTGGGGGTGGTTCAAATAATGCTTTCGGAACCGGCGGTGCCGCAATAGGCGCAATAGGGAGTGCAGGGAACCCTGGTGGCAGTCAGATCACCACCCCAGGTCGTGGTGCGGGCGGAGGTGGCGCCGGACAAGCTGGTCAATCATTGGGGGGAGAAGGCGGTAATGGAATGCAATTCGCCATCACTGGTGTAAATACGTATTATGCCGGAGGAGGAGGAGGAGGAACCGCAATAGGGATAACTGGCACAGGTGGCTTGGGTGGTGGCGGACAAGGAGGCGGTCCCATGGGGTATATGGCAGCAACTCCTGGAACCAATGGAACTGGAGGTGGAGGCGGAGGTGGAGGCGGTTTTTTTGCTATAAATCCGGAAAAAGGTGGGTCTGGCATCGTAGTCATACGTGTTCCCAGTTTTGTGTGATCCACGGATCCACAGATTAACGGATCCGCGCATGATAATAATTTACTTTTGATAAAATAAATTATTTTATTTTGGTTTTCTCATTTAAAACATTTAAACGGCAGGAGTCACGTCTCTAAAGCTAATGTCATTTCCCAGACGGGTTGCCACAACCGAAACCGCGGTTATTGGAAGGCTTGTATTGAACCCGCTGTTGGCCTCCAAATACAGGGTTGAGGCGTCATTCGCAAGCAGATTGCCCATGACCAGCGTGCGCGTACCGGCGCCGCCTTCCGAAAATCCGGGCAAATCAGTCACGCTCAGCTCGTGCACTTCAGTTGCGCCTAAATTGTCGGTTGAGGTGGGGTTCAAACTGGCGTCAACTCCCACCGTGTAACTCTTGGTAAGTCCGGTGGCTGTTTCAAACGAAACCACGTATTGAATTCCTGAATCGGAGAGAGCCGGGTTGGTGAAGTTGCCTTCTTGGGCCAAAATGAACACAACCGACAGAACTCCTTCCGCGTGCAGGCCGTTCGCGTTTACGTTGATATCAAGCGCAATGCGTCCGTTGTAAGTGCCGCCATTCGTTACCCTGTACGTGGATCCCAGTTGTATTTCCGGCTTGGTTGCAACGATGTACTTCGTTATGGGTGATGCAAGCGTCAAAAACAAGGCAGTGGACGAGCTGGGGGTGGCTGCCGCCGCCCCGTACTGAGTGGTGTATTGAACGCCCGCCTTCAGCCGGTATCGCATGTCAATGTCGTCGCCCAATGCATATCCATCGGTCGTCAAGTTGTACTCGTTCACCGTGGGACCAACCGGTTGAACTGCGTCCGCAGTGCTGCTGCAGGTCAACACCTTCACCTGCGCTGCCTCCGGATCCGTGTTTGCAACCACCACGTTGTCAATCAGTTTCACTTCCGTCACGTTGGCTCCGCCAGCAGGGGTGATCGCGTAGTCACCGCGCGCCACCCGAAGCGTGGCGTTGTTACTGCCTCTCTTCACGTCGTTGGTCATTCCGGTCACGGCAATGGATGCCACCGTGAAATTCAATTCAACGGTTTGTGACAAATAACTCGTGTTGTCTAAAGCGGAGATTTTAACCTGAAGCTTCAACGTCACGGCGGATGACGCGTCACGAGAACTCAAATCAATCGTGTAGCTATGATTAGTAACTGCACCAGACACGTCGTTCAACGACGCATCCAACAACAGTTTGTAACTGGCAGTCACGGAGCTGGTAATAGCACTGTACGTTGCGAGCGCATCGTCCCACGATGACTTCGTTGCAGTGTGAGACTCCTTCACACCACCGGTGAGAACCATGTTGGTGGGCATCGGGATGGTTGGAATGTTGTACACCGTTTTGACGGTTTCCAGTTCCACAATGACCGGCGTGGCATCAGACAAGAATGCAAGGTTGTAATACGGCTTGAACACAATCTCGCCCGAACGGAAATTCAACCAGCTGTTGGCGGAGTCGGCTCCGTCCTTGTCCTTGATTTTAATGCCGGATGCCAGCGCTGCATCGGCCGGTGCGGCGCTCTGCAGCGTGTGACTCAGGTTGGCTTGAGAATTACCGGCAGACCGTTTAACATCCTTCAACAGAGTGAGAGGAATGTCATTCGCTGCATTCACGTCGTTGTTGTTGCTGCGGAAGTACACATACACACCGTCAATTCCCTTGTTGGCCACGGTTTGAAACGCAACATCAAACTTCACCTTTGACGCGCCGTTATCATTGAAGGTTTCGTAGGAATAGTTGCTAACGGTGAAGTTGGTCAGATCAGGGTCATCCATGAGGTTCAGCGTGTAGTCGCTGCTGATGGGACCGGTGATCGTGCCGCCGTTCGGATCGGCGATCTTGTAACGAACTTGCATCACACAGGCGTTGCCCGCGCCTTCTCCGCGCTTGCTGGGGTTCACAACCGAAATGTCAAACACCCCGTCATTGGAAACGGCCACTTCATTCGTGTCATTCGGAGCCGACATGTTGCTGGTGAAAATGGCATGGCTGAAGTACAGCTCGTTGGCAACGGTCTTCGCGTTGTTAATGGGAACGGTCAGAGTGGCGGTTGCACCGGATCCGGCGAACCTCACTTCGCTTGCTTGACCAGAAAACATTTCGTACTTGTTGATCTTGGCAACAACAACTTGCGCGGCGGATTCGGTTGCGGCAGGGCGAGTGGTTTCTCCGGCAACAGGTTGAATGGCGATGCTAACTGTGACGCTATCGCCCTGCTCAAACAATCCGGCATTCGGAATCCAGAAATAGATGGGTTTTTGCGCCGAACCCAAGGTGCCGGCAGGTCCGGGAATATTGGCAAACAAACCATTGGCATTGGTGATTCCGGTCAAACCGAACAGCTCGGTATACAATTCCTGATCGGTTTTAGTGCCGTAACCCTGGAGTTGATGCAGGGTAGTCACCGTCTTCGTGGTGGTGCCATTGATGTTATTCACAATCACGCTGAACTTGTGGTTCGTATTAACCGTATCCAGGTCCTTGAAAAATCCATCCGTGATGCCGCTGCCGTAGAAATCGGTTTTGCTGAATTTTCCAACGATGCCCAATTCAGGCGCCGCGTTGTAACCCGCGGCAGTGGTTGCATTGGAAATGTCTACCGTGCGGCTACCCGATCCGGCAACACCGCTAGCAGCGATCCACGCGTTCAGCGCAGTGACATTCGCGAGAGAAATAACATCGGAAGTGAACGTTTTTGCGACGGCAGTAGAGCTTTTCTCAATAAATTCATTTGGACTGGTTGCTGCGTCATAGTACACAGTCATTGTGTTCACACTTGCAACAACATCATAACTGTATGACTTATTGGAGTTTTGGGTGGGAGCAGTAGTGGTCCAAACTTTGGTAAGGTCGGATTTATTAATTGTGTAAAGAAACTTGCCGTCGTTGTCGGCAGTGTTGTTGACGTTCATAACCGTTTTGTACATGACATCTGATCCCTGCTTGAGATAAAACGTGATATTGCCTCCTAGAGCCGTAAGGTTGACTGCGGGGGCCGGTCCATTCATCAACACATTCATCACGCTGCTGAGTGCGGCATCACCTGCACCGTCCTGATTCGCGTCAAGACCATACGGAACCACCGAATGAATTACGGGCTTGGAAATGACGTGCAGCGCACGAGGAAACTTCTTGGTCGTAGTGTAACCGTAATTGTATTGTGCGGTAACGGTTACGAAATAAGCCTTGTCATTGGTTAACAATTTATCAGCAGCTTGGGGCAAGGTATAGTTGCCGGATGCGTTGTAATTCAAAACAATGTTGTAATTCACTAGCTGTTCCGTGTTTGCGGTTGATGACTGATTGGGATACTTATTCACTTCATCAAAAAGAAAACTCACCGTTTCTGGAACGCGGGTGTCGACATTCGGAATTGCAAACACCATAGGACAACTGACATTTATGTCAGTACCACTCTCAATCAAAGGTTCATTTAAAAAACTGATGACAGTATTGAAAGTATCGCCTTTGTCGGCGCGATACAAAAATGGGTAATTTGTATCAGTACCGAATTCGGCAAAGTAAGTGGTTCTAACACCGTTGTCATTCAGAAAGTCTGCAGTTACCTTAATCACGTATTCCGTATTGTTTACAAAGTTAACAGTGTTTCCGCTGGCGTCGGTAGTTGAGTATTTAATATCGGCACTACCAACCGTGTTCGGATTTCCGATATTATTATTCCCAATTGCCATTGAGTATGTCTCGGGTTTATCGGCATTCGATGAAGTGATTTTTTTAGAAATATTCACTTGTGCACTCTTGAACTTGGATCGCGTACCGTCTAAATTTATCGTAAGAAAATCACGTTTGTCATACAATTTTCCAACGATATGCGAATACTTTGAAGCAGTGTTCTGCACACCATTCACTCTAGCCAAATAAAAATAAAAATCTGTCATTATATTGGTTATAATATGATATGATATAATATTTTTTTATATTTTTTATAACTAAAGTTAAATATAAAAAAACGAATATTTGTTAATGAACCACAATTATCAATCAATACGTGTCCTGTTTTGTGAAACATTTTAAGATTTTATTAACATTTATTTTTTTTTCATTATATTCGGGTGCCACAACAGCGGGTGCCACAACAGCGGGTGCCACAACAGCGGGTGCCACAACAGCGGGTGCCACAACAGCGGGTGATTGCACTAAACTTTGTTTTATTTTAGTCAATTTCAGAATTGGATTTCGTATGGGTTGATGTTGCTGTTGCTGATGTTGCTGATGTTGCTGTTGCTGATGTTGCTGAAGTTGCTGCTGCTGAAGTTGCTGCTGCTGCTGCTGAAGTTGCTGCTGCTGAAGTTGCTGCTGCTGAAGTTGAAGTTGTTGAAGACGTAAATGTTCCAATTGTTGAAGCCTTTGTTTTTGCAGCTCCAATTGTTGCTGCTGTTGTTGCTGTTGCTGCTGTTGTTGCTGTTGCTGTTGCTGCTGCAGTTGTTGCTGTTGCTGTTGCTGCTGCAGTTGTTGCTGTTGCTGCAGTTGTTGCTGTTGCTGTTGCTGCTGCAGTTGTTGCTGTTGCTGCAGTTGTTGCAACAATTGCTGTCTTCGCAACAATTGACTGGTATTAACTAAATAAAACATTTATAATAGGTTATATAGTTGCATGATAAAAATTATTCCAATGTTACCATCCTAAATCCGTTTTATTTCAAATTGTAAGGGTTTGAAAATAAAAAATTGATTTAAATTCATTCAACTTTATAACTGAATATGGAATATGGAATAATGTACGCAGAAATTTTCAACGGTGATTACACCATCAAGGTGGGCGCGACCCAAGCCGAGAATGACGCGCTCATTAAAAAAGCACCCCAGAATGCCATGTGGTTTCATTTGAAAGATTTCCCCAGCGCGCACGCCGTCGTTGTAAACACGGTAAAAGCGGGCACCTATGACGCAGACGTGATCAAACGCGCTGCCACGTTAATAAAGGACCGAGCGGCGCCAAGTATTCGCGGCTTGCGCAGCGTGGGTGTCAACTACGTATGGATGAAATGGGTGCGGCGCACCGAAACCCCGGGAAAGGTCATCCTGCTTAAATCTCCCAAATGCATCCAAATCTAAACTTATTATTCGATCATTCGTTAATTGGAATGAAATTATACATTTTCTCTCGTTTGACCAAGCCATAGTTGCCAAAAGATGCTCAAGAATGTACGCACAACGCATTATGCACGCAACATGTATCACAGTTTGTGGATTTGTTGAATTCCGTAGTTGAGAGAAATTCAACAAAAAAATAAAAAATTGTGACGACGAATTACTTTCGGTTCTTTTTCTTCCGAATTGTTTTGGACCGTTTGCGCTGGGTCTTGTTGCGCTTATGCATTCTAGGTTTTCGGGTTCCACCAACCACGCGTTTGACAAACCTATTTGTTGGATTCTTCCCACCAATCTCAAAATTATGTTCTCTTAAAATATTTTGCACTTCAACAGTGGTTTTCGCATTCTTTAATTTATTATATACCTCATCTAATTTTTCGGTGGAAAGATTATTTATGTTTTTTGTTTTACCATTTTTCATGTTTTCAAATGCTCTCATGATATTGCCATATATATATCGTTGGCCGTCTACATCAATTGCAGTATCGTCGCTAATGTCCCGGGTTTCAGCAGCAGGTTCAACATCAACCGATTGGTCATCAGACTTAGTATTTGAACTTTCAGCAACATTAATACCAGCACCAGCACCAGCAACCGAATTATCATTAGCATTTGAACTTTCATCAACATTAATACCAGCAGTAGCAACCGATTGTTTACTTTCAGAAGCATCACCAGCACCAGCATCAACAACAACAGAAACCAAATTATCTTTAGCATTTGAACTTTCAGCAACATTACTTTCAGAAGCATCACCAGCACCCTGTTCAAGTGCAAGCGTAATTTCTTTGTTAAGTCTTTGAGCAGCATCTCCAATTGTTTTTAATTCATTCAAAACTTTTTTGGAATTTATAATGCATGTATTTGGCTCTGACATGTCTGGCGCTGACATTGTATGTTTGTATATATTATACATAATTTTATTTTCATTTATGCTAAATGATAATAACAATCGTTCAATACGGTTTTGCCCTTGATGCATCGGCTCATTTTCGCGGCGCACACGCCTTCCGCCAAGGCGGCCTTTGCAATGGTTGGCCAAGTCCCCAGCAGCTGGTGTGTGGTCGCCTCCCTCTTTTCCACCTTTTTGCCAGTGGTTGATGTGCAGATTGGGTTGTTTGTCACTGCATTCGTCATGGCATAATAATCATCACGCAATGACACGCCATAGTATCCTTCGTTGTTTCCCTGCTCGGTCCATACGGTCGCTTTCAGAGCATGCGGCGACGCATTCAAATACGCCTTCAAATCCTTCATGTCCGTCTCGGTCAATGCCAGTCCAACCGACTGTTTCCACTTCTGGTACTCTTTTAATAAAACCGAATTCAGAATCTTGCCGCAGTCCGAAAATTGGCATCGTTCAAACAAAAACGTCTCCGCATTCGGGTTCAACGAAAGCGATGATGCCTCCGCGGAATTGGACACTAATATCTTCTTGTATTCCACCGTTTTCAGTTTCACGCCAAGGTAGCCGTGCACCCCGCGAATGCGCTTGGCCTTGAATCGCACGTCCAAATAGTTCTTCAGCGCGTGGAACGTCTCTTTTGTCGGCTTGGTTTGACACCACAACCGGAACCGCCCCTCCATGCTCACCGACGACTCCTCCACATCTGGGCGCACAATGCACGCCACTTTGATGAATTCGTTGAACTTCTGCGTCAACTCGTCCTCCGGCAGCAGCACGTTCTGGTAGACAGATTGGTGACCCGCCGCAACCACCTCCAGCTCCTGCTTCTGTTTGGCCGCGAGTTCCCGTAATTCGTTCAGTTCCAGAGCCTGGGTTGCCACCGTTTTTTGCAGTTCACGGTTTTCGGTTTCCAGCACCTCGTTGCGCTGCATCAGCCGGTTGAAATTGTCAATGCTGTACGTGCGCGAATGAATGATGTCGGCGATGTGTTTTTTCAGCCGCTCAATCGTGAAATTCGTGCTGTCGTATGCAATGATTTCGGTCTTGTTTTTGCCGCCCACTTCAATGCTGCGGATGTGGCGCTTGATCTTCGGATACGTCTTGATCAGGTTCTCTATCTCCACCTTGTTTTGCACCCGGAAGGCGGCGACCAGCACGAAATTTTGGTATTTCTTGCGGTGGTCCATCACGCGGGTGGAGAGATCGTTCGTGTGGCCGAATTTGATCAGCTTCTCGTTTTCGGCATTCGTGTTGTCAATGGTGCCAAAGTAGATGCACTCCGTGTTCAACGGGAACTGGCCAATGATGGCCTGCTCCACGGCGCGCTGCTTCTCTTTCTTTGTGGATTGGATGACGGAGTCTTTTTCTTGGATCACTGCTTGGATGACGGCGTTTTTTTGTTCCAGTTGCTGTTTGAGTTCATCCGTCTCTTCTTCGACGACCTGGTGCAGAACCTCTTCCATCTTCATGTAATACTCGTGGATTTCTGATGCCTTTTTTGTTTGTGCCTTCAGGCACAGCGACTTGAAACAACGAACGGTGAGCATGATGGTTTGCTTGTTTTGGCCGCCATTTATTTTTATTTTTGGGGCATCCAAAACAGTAAGATTTTTGTAATCAATATCAATTTTGAAATGTTTTTCCAGTGTTCTCAAAGACACAAATTTTGATGCAAATCCTAACCAATTCCACACGTTGTCTAAATCAACGACGAAATCCAAATTTTTATCATAGTTCAAGTAGCAATAAAAACTACTCACAAATAACTGTTGCTCAAAATCAGTGAACGATTGCTGAATTTTGGTCAATAGTCTGCCATTGTATTCATGCGACAGTCGGGTGATGGGGTTTTTCTCAATGAGCTCAACGATGTTCAGCTCCTGTTGTTGTTGGTGTTGTTGTGTTGCGGGTTCCATGGTGGTATGGGTTTATACTATGCATAAGCGGACTCTGTTTAAGTTGTTTTAGGCACAAGTGTTTGTTAATTTTTGAAGCAGTGTTTATACAAACGCTTCAATAAATGTTGCTTCACCCAAATGTGAAGCAAGATTGGAAAGCGCTCCACCCAAATGTGAAGCGCTTTTTTTCAAAGTGCGAATCTTGCTACGCCGATTGGAGGAGCAAGATTGCAAATATTTTTGCAACACCGCAGTTGCGGGTTCGCTTTTGCTCACGGATGTGCGTGAGCAAGATTGCAAACTTGCTTTTGTTGGCGCAAAAGCAAGTTTTCACCATTTGCTCTTTTTTACGTTGATTTTGGGCCCTTTTTTACCGGAGTTTTTGGGGTCGTACGACTCCTCTTCATCATCCGAGTGCAAATCCTTAGAGATTTCCCAGAATTCCTTAGAGCCTAATTTGAACGGACCGTGCTGTTGCGCCTTGTACCAGAAGATTTGTTCGTGCAGTTTGTTGGATTTCGCATTGTTATTGATCACCAAGCACTCAAAATTCTCGGTGCACTGGTCCATCACCTGACAAAAGCTCTCAAACGTGGGGAACATGCCCGCGTAATTCTCCCAGATGCGTTTGCGGTTAGCAATGTAGGGCTCGCGCAGGATAAACACGTAATCAATGTTCGTGCGCAAATTGGGCGGAATACCGAGAGGATATTGCATTGTGATGACTAACATGATCTTCCAATGTCTCCCGTTCATAAAAAGTAACCGCATCATGACGTCCTTGGTCCATTTGTTGTCGTACAGGCAGTCGTCCAGGACGACGAAGGTGCGGGGGTCAATGGTGGAGCGTTTATACGTTTCAATTTCCTTTTTCATTTGTTTGAGGACGGCTTTTTGGCGCTTGAGGATGTTTTCAATGATGGCGGTATTATAAGCGTCGTGGATGAAGAGCTTGGGGACGTGGGCTGCGAAGAAGCCGTTGCCGGCTTCGGTGCCGGAGATGACGGTGCCGATGGGGATGTCCTGGTGGTGGAACATGAGGTCCTGCACGAGGAAACTTTTGCCGGTGTCACGGCGGCCGATGAGGACAATGACGGGGCCCTTGTTTTCGTCGGGCCTAAAGCTGATGGAGCGCATGTCAAATTTGGAGAGTTCCAGGTTCATTGTGCCAAAGGTACAAGTGCAATACAATACGATTAAATAATATTGCGATTATTTAAACGCGCAACACAACACAACAACACAACAACGAATGGCGGCGCAAAATGATGAATGGATCAAACGGTTTTATTACGTGGTGCTGTATTCGTGGTACGGGCTGTATGCGATAGCCTTGCTGGGTATTGCAAGCGTTGCACCGGCGTATTTGTCCACATTAAACATGGTATTGAAGTATTTCATCATCGGGTTTTTGCTGGTGCGGTTCAATCCGTGGACAAAGTACAATGAATTCACTGCATTTGATCGCACGATTGTGTTTAGCGCGGCGTTCTTTTTGCTGGCGTCTACCGCCATTGCGTCGTTAATAACCGCTGCATTTAGGTTGCCGAATATGCACTAATCATGAGTTATTGCCTTGTTTCCCTTGTTTCCCTTGTTTTCCTTGTTTTCCTTGTTTTCCTTGTTTCCCTTGTTTTCCTTGTTTCCCTTGTTTTCCTTGTTTTCCTTGTTTCCCTTGTTTTCCTGGTTCGTTTGAGTCCGCCAGCAAGTGGCGTACAGTTCATTCTTGCAATGGTTTTATCAAACACTCTTGCTGCATTTTCAATGTTTTCATCGTTCAATTCAACATAGGTTTTCATACCGAATGGGGGAAGAGAGAAAACAGTTTTAATCATTTCATCAATTTGCGGCGTATCTTTACTTAGTCCAGTTCGGGAAACTGCATTGAACCGTTTTATCATTAATATGGCAGATATCTCATTGATTGCACTAGATGTAATTTGTTGAACATGATCACTAATACTTTTTGATATAATTATTGCAACCGCTCGCAGCAAGGTGTTGAACTTTCGCCCTTCATATCGTTCGTTCGTCCTAGAATTAATGGTCAACTCAGACTCCTTTATTTTTAATGTTATAGACGACACGCAATCATTTCTATGCATTAAGCATAACAATAGCGGCGGTTTAAAATAAGAATTCAACACAACATTGGAATACAATGATGCACTGCTATACATAGGAAATGATGTGATGTAGTCAATGTTTAAATGAAAATCGGGACATGTTTTTTTGAGTATGTCGTTCAATTGAGCAACAATCATTTTTGCATTTGATAAATCGTTTAACGGTTTGCATTTCGAAAATTGGTGTATGATTGCAAAATTGTGTGGATTATTATCATTTATCTTATGCCATAAGCTTATAGCGTCTCCAATTGAAATTGAATCTTCAAAAAATTCGGTTAATGTTCCATTAATTTGTTCAATGTAACCTTTAAACTCCTCCGGAAATTTGCCGTCATCTTTTACGTTAAAAATGTGAATGTTGCCGCCATGTTTCATGGCGATGAACACGGTGGATTGCGGGGTGAACACGTATCTAACCGGTCAGTCATCCGTTTTTATTTCATAACATGCGTTCCCATTTACAACCGTCAATTGCCGTATATTAAGCAATTTAACGGAACTGTACTCAATGTCCATTATTTGCAAATAGTATATTCTGGATTGAGATTATTAATCCACAATTAATAATGTCAATTATATATAACGGCACAATCGCGCAACTTGCATAACACATGAAAGAAAAACGAGCGAACAACCACGACCACGACAATGCCCAAACGTTGGATGAAATGGAGCAGGCGCTGGTGAAGCAGGCGGTTGAAACCATTGAGGCCAAGATCGGCGCTAAAAAAACGAGCGACCCCAAGGTCAAGGACATGATTGCCATCGTGGAGCGCTTCATCAAGAAGCGCGAGTTGGTGTGTTACGGGGGCACGGCCATCAACAACATTTTGCCGGAATCGGCGCAGTTTTACGACAAGCAGACGGAGATCCCCGATTACGATTTTTATTCGCCGAGCGCGTTGGATCACGCGAAGGACCTGGCCGACGAGTTTTACGAGAACGGGTATTCGGAGGTGGAGGCCAAGTCGGGCATGCACCACGGCACGTACAAGGTGTTCGTGAACTTCGTGGGCATTGCGGACATCACGCAGCTGGACGCGACGCTGTTCAAGAACATTCGGGCGGACGCGATTAAAGTGGACGGCATCCTGTATGCGCCGCCGAACCTGCTGCGCATGGGCATGTATTTGGAGCTGTCGCGCCCCGAGGGCGACGTGTCGCGCTGGGAAAAGGTGAGCAAGCGGCTGGCTCTGTTGAACAAGTACCACCCGCTGAAGGCGGAGGGCTGCACGCCCAACGGGATGATGAGGCCGTTTCAAACGCCGAAAAACACCAACGCTAATGCCAATAAACGTAAACAAATGCACGGCAGAAGTCCGACTGCAGATGAAATTGATGAAGCGCATCCCCCAAAGGACGAACCCGCAGAGGTGCGTTTATTCCGCACGGTGCGGAACGCGTTCATAGACGAGGAGCTGGTGTTTTTCGGCGGGTATGCCATTTCGCATTACGCGCGACACTTGCCGAAGTTTGAGAAGGCGCTTTTTGCGCAGATCCCGCATTTTGACGTGCTGTCCGTGAATCCGGAAGCCAGCGCGGCCAAAGTGAAAGAGCGGTTGGAAGACAACAATTTTAAGGGGATCGTGCTAACCAAGCACTCGGGGATTGGCGAAATCGTGCCGGAGCACTACGAAATTGCAGTGAACAAGACGGCGGTTGCGTTCATTTACAAACCGGTGGCGTGCCACAGTTACAACGTGATACAAACCGGCAAAAAACGGGTGCGCATTGCCAGCACGGACACCATGCTGAGCCTGTATTTGGCCATGATTTACACCGACAAGCCGTATTACGACGTGGCGCGCATTTTGTGCATGTGCAAGTATTTGTATGACATTCAGCAGCGGAACCGGCTGAACCAATCCGGGTTGCTGCGGCGGTTCGGCATGACGTGCTACGGAAAACAGGAAACGCTGGACGACATTAAAGCCGAAAAAGCAAGCAAATACCAAGAGCTGAAACGCGACGATCCCGAATACGAAGAATGGTTTTTGAAGTATTCGCCCATGGAGTACTTTGAACACACGTACAACGCCAAAAAACACAAGCTCACAGTGAAACGATCGCCGAATGCGGCAAAAAGCCTTAAGAAAGGCCCGGCAAAAAGCCCGGCAAAAAGCCCGGCCAAGAGCCCGGCAAAAAGCCGCAAGACAAGAAAAGCAAAAAAACCTAAAAATTTGATAAATAAGTTTTTTAAAATCGTGGGTTAAAATAAAATATAGCATGAAATATAGTGCGTAGTGTAATATATTCCATGTGGTCAGTACCGTCGCAGTGGATAAAATGGGGTATATTTGTGTTGTTGATTTATTACATTGCGCGTTACAACTACAAACAGCAGATGCAGTTGGAAGAAGGGTATGAAAACTGGTCGGCGTGCGTGGATCAAGGCTACCCGAAAGATTGGTGCATGTTTACGCCGGACCCGATGCAGCCCTCGCCCGGGTACTGCAACTGCGGCGGCGGTCGCTACGGCAGTTATCACGCGGACGGCAAGTGCAACTGCTACTTGTACAACCCGCAGCTGTCGCCCATGTACGTGGACAAGCTGTTTCACGATTTTTTGGCATAAGCGTAAGCATGAAATGATGCAGACGAGTCATCATACAACGTGTTGTCTTCATCGTCATCGTCATCGTCATCGTCATCGTCATCGTCATCGTCATCGTCATTCTGATTGTGGCAAACCGTGCAGCAGCAGCAGCATGCGCACCCGCCATTCTCGTAACACCAGCGAATGTCGCATTCCAACGTGTCCTTCACGAGGTCGGCGCAATCAAATTCGGTGCACTTCATGGACGTGATCACAAACATGCCCATAATGACGGTGGCCATTGGAAGAAACGGCAGCAGCATGACCGGCATTCAATTCAATTCAACGTATATTACCTGAATTTAATTATTTTCCAGCGCAATGGTTTCAATGTTTCAATGTTTCAATGTTTCAATTCAACCCGAAACTGGCAGGCAGCTCCGGAATAACGGTGTCGTAATACGCCTCAATCTCCTTCAGCTTGCGGAAATCGCGCCGCGTGACAAAGTTGACGCCGCTGCCCTTGCGCCCCCAGCGTCCCGAGCGCCCAATGCGGTGCAAGTACGTGTGCACGTCGCGCGGCATGTCAAAATTGATCACCGTGCTCACCTGCTGAATGTCAATGCCGCGCGCCGTCACGTTGGACGAAATGAGCACCCGGTGCTGGCCGCTGCGAAACTCCATGTACGCCTTGTCGCGCGCGTCCTTGTCCATGCCGCTGTGAATGCAGCACACCGGAAACCCGTCATTGATCATGGCCTCCGTCAAATCGCTCACGCGCCGTATGCTGTTGCAATAAATAATGCACTGCGACACGGAAATGCGCGAGAACAAGTCCTTCAGCGTGGCGTACTTGTCTTGATCCGTGTCCAGCGCCACGTGGTACTGGCTAATGCCTTCCAGCGTCAGCATCTCACTTTTCACCAAGATGCGCACCGGGTTGCGCATGAACTTGTCCGACAACGAGTGCAGCTCGGGCGGCATGGTCGCGCTGAACAAGCACACCTGCACGTTCGCATTCAGCTGCTGGAAAATGTTGTAAATCTGCTCGTTGAACCCGGCCGACAGCATTTCATCGGCTTCGTCCAACACAAGCACCTGCATGCCGCGTCCAATGGCGGGCTGCCGGCGCAAAATGTCGTGCACGCGACCGGGACAACCCACGACGACCTGCGGGCCGTTGGCCTTCAAATCGGCCACGTCGTCTTCGGTGGAAGTGCCGCCAATGAGCAACTGCACGCCGAGTCCGGTCATTTGTGCGCCCAAATCCTTGACCACATCGTGAATCTGTTTGGCCAGCTCGCGCGTGGGCGCAATGATGAGCGCCTGCGGGTGCTTCACGTCCAAGCGCACCCGGTTCAGCACCCCGGTGGCAAACGCGCCGGTCTTGCCGCTGCCGGACTGCGCCTGGGCAATGACGTCTCGCCCTTCAATGAAGGACAGAATGGATTTTTGCTGGATGGGGCTGGGCTTTTCAAAGCCGTAGCCGTATATGCCGCGCATGAGCTGCGGGTTCAAATCGGGAATGTCTTCCCACGCCTCAAATTCCGGGGCGGGGGTGGATTCGGGGATCGGGGTCTGGTTGGGATTGGGGTTGGGTGCGGTCATTGTACTATACGCTGGATTAGCATGCAACGGTGTATTTAAGCCATTTTCCAAATATTTCTTTTTTTTACGCGCGCGTCTTTACATGAGAATATTTTAGATGAAATGAATATAAACAAAGCGCTCACATTACACATACATAGGTTTCAAACAACGCACTGTAATGACGGATATAGCGACTGCCCCGGTGTACCAACTGGCGGATTTTGAAGCCATCAAATGGCACGGGTTTGAATGCGAGCTGCCCGAGTCCGTAATAGCGCTGGTTTCGCGCATCGCAGACCAAGTGGGGGCGCCGTCGTATGTGAAGACGCCGGTTTTCCCAAAACGGGACAAGGGCGGCGACGAATTGTTGTCATCGTCGTCGGCGTCGTCTCAGTTGCAACGAAAACCGCGCACAACTGCGAGTGAAATTACGCCGGACGATTGGGAAATTATCCGTCGGTTTCAGGCCACCGAATTGAAAAAGAGGGAGGGCATTGACGCGCACCTGGACAGCATTCGCTCCGATCTGAATAAAATCACGGACAAGACGTTTGACGAAGTGTTTGCCGCGCTGTGCAAACGCATTGACGAGCTGAAGGACGAGCCCGAAATACAAACGGTGGGGGCGGCCATTTTCAACACGGCCAGTTCCAATCACTTTTTTTCGGCGGTGTATGCGCGCCTGTTTCAGCAGCTGTTGGAAAAATATTCCGACGTGTTCAAGGGCGTGTTTCAGACGAATTTTGATCAATTCATTGGCTTGTTTGGGTCCATTGAGCACGCGGATGCCAAGAAGGACTACACGCGGTTTTGCGAGGTCAACAAGACGAACGACAAGCGCCGCGCCATGAGCTTGTTCATTGTGAATTTGATGAAGGTGGGCGTTGTGTCCACGCTGCAAACGCTGGACATTGTGCAGCAGCTGCAGACGCTGATTCAAGAGCATTTGCGCCAGTCGGACCGGACCAACGAGGTGGAGGAGCTGACCGAAAACTTGTTCATCATTTTGAAGGACGCGCACCCGCATTTGAGCCGATCGCATAAAGAGGAGTGGGAAGCGGTTGTGCTGGAGATTGAATTCAACAGCAAGTTGAAGCCAAAAAATGCAAAGTACCCGAGCATCACGAACAAAACGATTTTCAAGCACATGGACATTCTGGACGAACTGAAAAAAAAGAATTAGAAACAATACCCAGTGCCCCCCAGTGCCCCAGTGCCCCCAATAAAAAATAAACACGCATAAAAACATAAAAACAATTCAATCATTGTCTTTATGCTTTATGTTTGCGCATGCAAAATCCAGCGGTTGAGCTCTGCATTATGAACCACGAAACCGACCTGGAATCGTCGGCCTCCACGTATGACAGTATGCTGCAGTCGTTGCACGATGAATTGAACAACGGCGCGGATTTCGCAGAATTTGAAGACCCGGATTTTTTCAAAATGGATTGTGCAACCGCGGTGTCGTTTGATTACGAAATGAATTACACCATCAAGCAGCTGAAACACATTGCCGGATACTACGGGTTAAAATGCAAACCCCGAAAGGTGGACTTAATACAGGACATTGTGGAGTTTGAAACGGATGCCGACAACAGCGACGCCGTTGCGCGCCGCAAGCGGTTGTTTCATTACATTGACATATTGAAAACGGACGACTACCTGAAAACATACATCATGATGTGAATCATGATTTGCGGCGACTGTATCTGTATCTCCGCCGTTTGTTGCGAGTCCTTTTTGATCCGCCCTTTTTGGACGTAGGTTTGGAAGTGGACGTAGGCTTTGCAATTGATGACTGGGGTCGGACAGACTTGGATTTGGGAGGAGGAGGAGGAGGAGGAGGAGGAGGAGGATTGGGTCGGACAGAATTCAATATGTCAATAATTGCCGCTGATTTTTTATTATAGAATGGAGCTGTGTTTTTTGGGTGCGTGCATACTAAATGAGTTTCAATGAAGCTTGGTAATAATACTCTCAATAGTTTAATAAAATATGGACGGTTTGGCGAAGCAATATTTGCAAAACTATTGGACGTAATAACGTATATTCTCTCAGGCCCAATCGTACTAAACATAATTTGCAATAGTTTCAAACGGTCCAAATTTTCCAACCTACCCGAAACACCATAATTAGCCCCAATGCAATCCGAAAAAAGATACTTGGCATATTGCTGCAGTAGAGATTCTTCGCTATCATCATCGCGATTTTTCGTCAAAAAACTAAAATCCAACCCATTTATTTGGTTTAAAACCATATCAAAATCAAAAAAATATAGACGAGGGGAAGGGAGAATGTCCTGACGGATGGTTTTGGTTGTGCGCTCGTGTACAATAATTTTACCAATCATACCACTAGTTAAACCAGGCCCAACATTATCCTGAGTGGTTTTGATACCGTTTATGAATCCCTTGAACGAGTTCGTAAATGAATCATCCAGTAATTTTATTTCACTATAATTTTGATATTCAAAAGCGAACCCATCATTATTATACCATACAAATCGTTGTGCATCCGGATGCGGCGGCGGTGGACAATACACGCTCCGCAGGTTCAATCCAGCTTTATTAACATTCTCTTGCACATCTAGGATGTTAGTACTCATGTCATCAAAAAATATACTTGCATCCGCCGGCAACGCGTTCTCATCCATTAATTTATTGAAGTCACATGAAAATATTATACCAGGTGGTTGTGGTGGGTGTGGTTCTTCTACCGACATGTTTATAATGTTAAAATATTTTTTTACATTATGTAAAAGACTATATAAAAATAATGGCATTCTGTATTCATTGAAACCTGCATTGACTTTATCATGTCAGAACGCGCCCTGCATTTGGAAATCCACCGCATGAACCGCATTCATCAAGAGTTGCTCGCGAGAAATGCCGCGCTGGAATCCGAATGCGCCCGGTTGCGCACCGTGACCAACCACGAACGCGCAAAATTGGTGGCGGATCACATTGCACTCATGAAAAAATGCGCGGCGCATCAAACCTCCGAACAAGAAATGACACACACGTTGCAACTGGAACGCAACGCGCTCATTACAAAAACGAAGGAGTTGGATGCCGAAAAAATCGCGATGGCCGACAAATTAGAAGCGGAAAAAAGGACGATGTCTGACAATCTGGAAGCGGCGAAAAGGGCAATTGTTGCCGAATATGAAGCCGAAAAAAAGGCGCGGATTGAACGCGAAGAAGAACACGTTTCCTACTTTTGGGCCCGCGTGGAAGAACTCAACAAGATAAAGGTTGAAAAAATGCAGGAGCAGGAAGACGAAAAACGCGCGTTTCAGGCGGAGTGCGAAAAACGGCTGGAAGAGCGCATACAAACCGCGACGCAACAGGTCATGAAGACGGTGCCGTTCTCTCAGCTGTCCGGCATCATTTCGGCGAATTATGCGCAAACGCAGCTCGTTTACAGAATGGGGTTTCGGGACAAGCGGGTGCTGCTGTACTCCCATTATTCGGAGCAGAACGAAGTGGAGAGCTACAATTATTTGACGCTGCAGCGCATGGACCACTTGTTTGATTACGTCATCGTGTTGACCAATTGTCCGAACAAGTGGGACTTCCCCGCGGAGATTGATTACAACAAGTACCACACCCTGGGGTACAATTTTAAGAGCGACTTTCGGAATTACGCGGTGTTCATCATGCAAACCGCGCAAGGGTTGATGCACGCGTCCCGGCTGTGTTTGGCGAACGACTCGTTCGTCATTGTGGACGTGCCGGCGTACGACAACTGCATGCGCAGCTTGTTTGAAACGCCGGGCTACGATTTTGCGGGAATCACCAGCAGCCATGAAAACGAATATCACGTGCAGTCCTATTTCATGTGCTTTAACACGACGGCAGTCATCCAGGCGGTCGTCGCGTATTTTGATGCGCACGGATTGCCCAGCAATCACAACGCCTCCATTTCGGTGTACGAGCTCGGCATGACAAAACACTTGACGGACCGAGGGTTCGCTTCGCGCGCCATGGTGACCAATGCCGACATGCAGTACCCGTTAAACACCACGTACTGCAAATGGTCGGCGGTTCTGCAGAACGCGGGCATCATTAAACGGCAGCACCTGTTGAAGCAGTACCCCCCGCGATTCGCAATGAGTGACTACAACATCGCGCTGGTTGCCAACAAGTTTTCCCAAAACTTGCATTTCATTCATTACCTGCAGTATCACGGCATCAATGTGGATTAATGTGGAATAGAGCGCGGTAATAATATATGCGGGTATATTACAGACCCAATACGACGTACGACACATAATTATCCGATCTTAATGAGCCTTCGCACGTTTCATGACATCCAGCACGTGCTGTTCATCAATCTGGATTCGCGCATAGACCGACGCACCCATTGTGAATCGCAGTTTCAAAAAATTGGGCTGCAACCGCAGCGCTTTCGCGCCATTCGGAATGCGAACGGCGCCATTGGATGCAGCATGAGCCACGTGGCGTGCCTGGAATTGGCGATCAAAAACGGCTGGGACCACGTGCTCGTGTGCGAAGACGACGCCACTATTATTAATCCCGCGCTGTTGGTGCATCACGTCAACCAATTTTTGAACCGGTTTGGAGACCAGTGGGACGTCCTCCTGCTGTCCGGCAACAATTACCAGCCCTTCCAAAAAGTCGCGCCCGAATGCGTGCGCGTGGCCAACTGTCAAACCACCACATCGTACTTGGTGCGACGCCCCTATTTTAACCGGCTGTTGGCCAATTTTAAGGAGGGGTTGCGAAATTTGATTGCTGCACCGGCCGAACAGCCCAAGTACGCGATAGACCAGTACTGGAAGCAGCTGCAGCGCGTGGATCGCTGGTATCTGATTGTGCCCATCACGGTTATTCAGCGACCCGATTATAGCGACATCTCCCGGCAGCACGTGGATTTCAGCAAGGTGATGACCCAAGTTGATAAAAAATGGTACGGCGATTAAATTTGGAACTGTATCCTGTACAATATTATACATGTATCATGTATAACATTCTCAAAATATCAAAATATCAAAATATCAAAATATCAAAATATCAAAATATCAAAATATCAAAATATCAAATAGTAAATGGACGGCTTGTGCAAATACCGGAATGCGCTCGGCGTTCCCGGCAAGGGCGTGCACTCCATTCGCATCGGCGGCGTTGCGATCATGGACGTTGTCATGACTTTGGTCGGCGCCTACATCCTTGCTTATTATGCGCGTGCCTCGTTTGCATGGACCGCCGCCGGACTGTTCCTGCTCGGCATCGTGCTGCACCGCTTGTTCTGCGTGCGCACCACCATTGACCGGCTGCTGTTCCCGGCCAAAAAACGGGTGCGGTTTTCATAAGATTTGAGTTTTGAGGTTTTTATTTATTATTTTTTTTTATTTTTAGGACCGATTTTCTCTCTAATCTTTGTTCTCTTTTCTCTTTTCTCTGTTTCGGAATACAATTATACAATCACTTGTGTTTTTTGGTCCAGCGGCAGACCCCCTTGGCATTGGGCACCGAAACATACGTTGCGCCGTCGTTCCCAACCTTTTTCAGGCCGCAGCAGTCGTTTGCGGGATACGGCGGACTGGACCGCGATTTGTATTTTCGGGTGGTTTGACGGGCGCATCGCGTTTTCCCGTATATCATTTTTCGGCTAAACTCCCCCTTCAAATAGTTTTTGTCAAACAAAACCGCCAACTTGGACGGCCGCATTGGATTTAGATTTAGTATGCACTACCCGGATAAAAATAAATTATAACATTAGCACATGAATAAAAACATCGCATTTATCCCAGAGCGGCATTTCGGTTCTCAATGCAGCACACAGTGCGGTTGCCCGGTACCCTGAAAACCTGAGGCTGGTAATTGTTTTTCACAAAGTAGCCCGGGTTGTATTCGGTGCTGTATTTGCCGGCGTTTGCCCCTTGTGACCCAAACGCGCTGTAAAACGAATTGCCGTTCACGTTGACGGTGTTCACGCGCAGGTTGAGCGTGCGGGTGCTGCTGCTCACGCCGCCTTGTTTTGCAAAGGACGCGTTGCTCGGCTTGTAAATGGTGGTGCCCTGGCACTTGTTCGGCAAGGCCTTGTCGGTCGCGCTGCAGTCCGGATACAAGCAGCTGCCGGTGAGCCGCGTTTGCGGGCCGTAGCAGTCATTGTTGGGCCAGTTCGGCTCGTGACTGACGGAGTTGATGTATTGCACGCCCGGCACCGGATTGGTGGACAGCTTTTGGTCGTACCGCTTGCACCGGGACTGCAGGTAGGCGCGGGTGTCGCTGTAATACGCCTTGCTCATCAGCGTGACCGCCGACTTAATGACGTTTTTCTCCGGACACGCGCCCACGTATTTGGTGTTGTAGAGCCCCGTCTGAATTTGGTAACTGTTGGGATTGGTGATCGGATTGCCCACTTGCACGTAGCCCGGGTTTGTCACCCGCTCGCAGGTTTGGCACTTTTGCGACGGGATTTTCAGCAGCTTTTCATCCAATTTGGCAACCGAGTTTGCGGTTGAGGTGGAACACGCGCACGACACGCCGTTGCCGGACTTGGTGGTGCCGCCTGGGGTGTCAATCGCGAGTGACACGGAATTCACGCTGCGACCGCTGTTGGGGGTGGGTTGCAGCTTGCGGCGCCAGTGCTTCATGGGACGGGCTTTTCTTGCGGGGCCGCTGAACTCTGTGGCGGCGGCGTCTCGTTGTGCGCCGACTGGGATGTTCACCAGGGCGCCGTTTTGATTGGGGCGACTGATGCCGGGAACCACTTGGTTGGTGGTGGTGAGTTCCGTTTTCGTGGGATGATGCGGCTGCTTGGTGGTGATCAAGCTGTTGGAATGGCGCCACCCAATGCCGTCGGATATGTTTGCTTTTATCGTTGTCATACTCAAAATCTAAATGAAAATCAAATGAAAAATCAAATGAAAAATCAAAAACAATATATATTACGTTATATATATTATTTAAGGACATTATCCCATTTTTCATATGCAGTTCCATTTTATCGCATGCATATTACTCATTCTGTTTTTTGGGTGGATGCTGCTGAATGCGGCAATGCAGCGTTCTAAAGACACGTTGATAGAAGGTTTAGAAACCGACGCAAGGGCAAAAACAGCATCCGGCGACACAAAAACAACCGCCGCCGCTGCGCCCGATGTTGCGATGATGCAGGAACAGCTCACAAACCTTGCGAAAACTGCTCAACTCATTAAAACCCAAATGATCAAGAATGAAAAGGACATTCAAAGCAACACGGCCAACATTCAAAAATTGGAGGAGTCGCAGAATGAAACCGTTGCCAAAATGGCAAGCATGAAGAAGGATGCAAAATAAACAATAAACAATAAAAAACAATAAAAATAATTGTGTATAATATCGCCATGTTTTCCAAAACACTGATCGGATTTGCATTGATTGCGTGCATTGCGATTATTGTTTACGTCAATCGCGTCACGCTGGAAGGGATGGAAGGCCAAGCCCCGCTGGAAGGCAAAGCCCCGCTGGAAGACCAAGCCCCGCTGGAAGACCAAGCCCCGCTGGAAGACCAAGCCCCGCTAAATCCGGCCATGGTCGCACTTAAGAAGCAGATTGAAGACACCGACACCGCATACACCGAACTTAAACTTGCTTTTGATGATCAAACCAACCGGATTCAGGCCAATGCCCATATGTTGTTGTCACTGGTTCGCGACACGCCAAACAAAACCAACAGCATAACTCGCGCAAACGTGGACATGGACGATCCGTCCAAGACCCGAATTCCAAGCGTCGCCCTGTAATTTCACCGTGTGTTTACTTTGATTTTTGATTTTTAATATGTGTGTAATGTAATTAATTAACCACATATATACTACAAACTCATGTCCGGGTTTTTTCAAGATGTCATGGGCAATTTAGACGACGTGCAGCAGAAGCTGTTGGGTCCGGATTACAAGTATTTCCAGCAAATAAAAACTCCGAGCGAATTGGGAGTGTCCGGCAACGGAGGGTTGGACCAGCTGGGCACCGACATTAGTGCACTGATTTCATACGTGGAACTGCTGGTGTCGGGCGGTGGCGATGCATCCGTCACGGGACGCCCACTTGGAAACAAGTTTTTTTTGAAAACGGGGGGCAAATGCAAAGTGGTGAGCAGCGACTCAACAAACGGCAGCATCGTGGACCGGTACGTGTACGTGAACAACGTGCCGGATGGAAACATCCCGTTCATTTCATCCGGCCTGGGAGGCGTGGAGTTCACCGCATTCAAGGGCTTGATTCCGGGCGCAATTTCCAGTGCAGCTGAAATCAATCCGTTTGGTCTTTTTCAAGCGTTTCAAATGGGGTCCACTCCGGATTGTCAAAGCATAACCTTGGAAACAATTGACGCGAACAACAACGTTTCTGCAGCCACCAATTACGTGGCCACGGTGGACCTGAAAAACATGCCGCCTTCGTGGTTTTCAGGCAAAAGAAACCCCGTCACGGGGAGAACTTCCAGAGAAGCCTTCGCGCAGCGAACCCCGTGCACGAAACGCATGGGCTCTATTCCGAAGGGAACGCTGTCCAGCTTGTACCACATGTCAATCGGGCTCCTGTGCTTGGTCATTTTGTACGGGCTCACCAAACGCGCGCGCCAAGCATAACCCCTTTTTTCAATTCCATCGTTTTTTTTTGCAATTGCATCCTTTAATGGTTTTACTGCGACGACCACCTATTCTAGGTCCTGGTGCTTGACCTGGTCCTGGTGCTTGACCTGGTCCTGGTGCTTGACCTGGTGCTGGTGCTGCTGCTGTTACTTTTTCTTGTTCTGTTACTTGTGGTTGTACTGGTCTTCCTGGAATGACTGATGATGCGGATGGGACTGCAGGCGGGGATCCAAACCAATTTTCAGATTGAACAGGTTTTTCATCATTTTTATTACCAAAAAAATAATCCCAAAACCCACCACCTGTTTTATTCCTAGATCTAGATTTAGATCTGGATTTGGATCTGGATTTGGATGGCATGTTAATATTGTGTATACATTAATGGATATACAAAATATTTTAATGATTGGTGCCTTTAAAGTTTAACGCGCTTGAACAGTTCAAGGGCAACGAGACCTCCGCCAATTTGGGCCAGAATGTAAGGCAGCAGCTCGCTAGATGACAGTCTACCCGCAGCGACCATGGCAACCGACACGGCCGGATTAAAATTGCCGCCCGAAATGCTGCCGCCAACCATCACGATGATGGCCATTGCAGCACCAATGGCGACGGCATTCCCAGTTGCCAAAATGATGTAAACGAAAAAGAGAGTTCCCAAAAACTCAACCAAATATTTGTTCAACATGATGCGCACTTTGTATTATACATAAACCATATAATAAAATAAAATTTGAATCACACAGTTTCCTTAATTTTATGATTTTCATGACAATTTGATGACGCGTTTGCCTTCCTTTTCTTTTTCTCCACTTTCTGTTTCATCTTTTTGTTCAGAAGAGGGCGCTACATCCAGGATGGAATTCAATAATTCACCCGCATTGGCACCCGTTGCAGTGGGTTGCTGTTGTGGTTGTTGTTGCTGTTGCGGTAGTTGCATCATCATTACAGGTGGTTGTTGCATCATGGGTTGCATCATGGGTTGCATCATCATTACAGGTGGTTGTTGCATCATGGGTTGCATGGGTTGCATCATGGGTTGCATGGGTTGCATCATGGGTTGCATCATCATTACAGGTTGTTGTGGTTGTTGTGGTTGTTGTGGTTGTTGTGGTTGTTGTAATTGCATCATCTGTGACGGTGACTGTAAGGGCGACATCGGTTCGTACTTGGGCGACATCGGCTCGTACGACGTCGTTGCGTCGCGCAGCGTGATAATGTCATCGCTCACGGCTTGTTCGTCCCGAATGTCCTGCACCGCCAGCGCAAAGTTGTTGGCATACGGCATGCGCTTCAACATGTCAACCACCGCTTCGGCCTTAATCGGCACGCCGTCGTTGTAATACAGCATTTGGGCGTTCCAGCCCTCGGGATGCTCGGTCGGATACTTGCCGCCGTGCTGCTGCACCGACCACATCTGCGTCGGCGCCCCCCGCTCGTCGCGAAGCAGCGACTGGTAAACCTCTCCACCGTTTGCATCAAAATTCATAAAGTGCCAGCCCAGCGATTCGGCCTTTTCGGCGCTTGGCTCTTCTTCTACACCCTCAGGGCGCAGCGCGGGCCGGTTGTCCGCCTTGGGCGATGCGGGCACGGTCGGCATCTTTTTCACTCCCACGGCATCCTTGTTCACCCGAATGAGGTTCGCCGCGCCCCCCAGGTTCAGCGTGATCGTGGAAAACGACATGGACGCAATTTGGTCAATGTTGTCCTCCGTCAGCACGCGCATTTGCACGTTCATGGCTTGTAGCTCCTGCATGAGCAGCTTGAACGCGTACGGCACGCGCACCACGCTGAAGCTCCGCCCGAACCGCGTCATGTTCTCCACATTCAGCGCCTGGTTGTTGGACGACGTCAGCGTGTCCGCAAAGTGGATCGGCCCGTCCGCCATCGGGCTCATGAACAAGTTCTGCGCCGGGTTGTAAATGGCAATCATGCCCGACTTGTTGCAGATCGCCATGTAGTACTCGTCGCCGCGCTCCAGCATGGACTGCCGCAAAAAGTACGCCGCCCCGTGCGCAATCACGCCGTCGCGCTCCATTTCACCGATGCGCAACCCGCCGTCGTTCGCCCGACCCTGCACCGTTTGGCGCGTCAGCACGGTGCGCGGCCCGCGCGTACGGTAATTGATCTTGTCCTTCACCATGTGCTTCAGGCGCATGTAGTACGTGGGCCCGATGAAAATCTGGCTCTCCATGCGCTCGCCCGTCATGCCGTTGTACAGCAGCTGCGTGCCGCTCGCATGATATCCCAGCTCCGTCAGAATTTTCCCAAACACGTGGTGCTTGGACCCGTGGTTCACGAACGCGGTGCAGTCGCCGTATCCCCCCTGCAGCACGCACGCCTTCCCCATCAGCGTCTCCACCAGCTGCCCGATCGTCATGCGCGTCGGCAGCGCGTGCGGGTTAATGATCAAGTCCGGGCGCGTGCCGTCTTCCGCAAACGGCATGTCGGGCTCCGGTATGATGAGCCCCACGGTCCCCTTCTGCCCCGCGCGCGAGCAGAACTTGTCGCCAATGCCCGGCATGCGCTCCTCGCGAATGCGCACCTTGGCCAGCCGCTTGCCCGACGCCTCGTCCGTGATGAACGTGCGGTCCACCATCCCCAGCTGCCCCTTCTTCGGGAACACGCTGTCGTCCTCCACTTGCGGCTCTTCTGCGCTCATGCCACCGCCCATGCCGCCCATGCCGCCCATGCCGCCCATTGTCCACTGCTCCGTCACGCGACCAATGACCGCCTTCTTGTCATCCATTTCCGTGTTTTCTTTGATCAAGCCGTGTCGGTCCAGCGCGCTGTAGTCGCCCCCCGGTTTCAGGCCGCGCACGGTGGGCTGCGCGTGCACGTTGCAAATGCGCTTGTCGTACGTGCGCTCCTCCTCTTCGCGCGTCTCGTACATGTTGTAGTACGTGGTGCGGAACAAGCCGCGCTTCAGCGAGCCCTCGTTGAACAGGATGGAGTCTTCCACGTTGTAGCCGTTGTAACACATGATGGCCACAATCGCGTTTTCGCCGTAGGGGTGCTGCTCGTTATTAATGTACTTCATGTAGCGGCTTTTTACCAGCGGCACCTGTCCGTAATTCAAAACCACCCCCATCTTGTCAATGCGCGACGCGAAGTTGGAGGAGTACAGCGACACCGCTTGCTTGCCCTGGCCGCACGAAAAGTTGTTGCGCGACGACGGGTTGTTTTCCGGAAACACGATTTGGTTGCCCATGACGCCGAAAATGAGCGACGGGTGGATTTCCACGTGCGTGGTTTTCCCGGGCACCACGTTGCGCGGAAACATGGCGACAAACGCGCTCTCCGTCTCGTTCGTGTCCAGATACTCAATGACGGCTTCGCTGAGCGCGTCGGGCCCGTTGTACAGTTCGCCAATGCGATACACGCGGCAGGGGTCCAGCTCCGCCACCCTCTTTTCTCCGAACCCGCTCACCAGCTGCGACCACGTGTAGTTGCCGCTCTTTATGGTTTGAATCACTTCGCGCCGGGCGTAGCTGGGGCGGCGTTTCTCTTGGTCGTAAAAAAACACGGGGCGACACAGGCGCCCGCCGTCCGTGAAGAACTGCAGCTCGTTGTGCGCAATGTCCCAGCGCCCGCTCGTGTGCACCGGAATGAGCGCGTTGCGGCGATAAAGGAGAAAGAGCCGCAGCACTTCGCGCGGGTTGCCGAGCGCGCCCACCCACGCCCCGTTCACAAACACCTTGGTCTGCTGGTGCAAGTACGTCGGGCTGCACTCTTCCAGCAGCTTCATGGTGGTCAGCTCGCGCAGCCACCGAATGAGCGGCAGCGCGGAACACGGCTTCGTGATGTACGCCGAAATGGCCAGGTGTTTTTGCAGCCCGATGTTGGCGCCGTCGGGGCTGTCGGCGGGGTCAATGATGCCCCACTGCGACCCGTGCAGGTGACGCGGACCGGACACTTTGGCGCTGGCATCCATCGGCAGGTTCACCTTGCGCAGGTGCGATATGAACGAGTTGTACGACAGGCGGTTCAAGTCCTGCACGATGCCCTCCACTTCGGTGCCCTCCGTTGCACCAATGGTGCCCTTGTACAGTTTGGACTTGTCGTCCGTTTGCACCGTGGCCGCCCACTTGCCCTTGAACGACTTCTTGAACCCCGCCTCAATCAAGCGCTCGCCGAAAATTTCGTTGTAGTTGTCGGCGGTTATCACTTGCATGATCTGCGTGCCCACAAACTCGTTCCGGTCGCGCCCGTATTTGATTTTCTTGTCCAGCTTCAGTCGCACATTGTCCACGTGCGCGTTATAATACGTGCGGAACAGGTTAAACATGAGCGCGCCCGGCACCTCCACGCGCTTGTACTTGAAGCTGTCGCGGTCCGTGGGACGCTCCGCGTTAATAAAAACCAGCAGCATTTTGTAGACCATGTACCCCAGGAAGTACGCTTTGGCGCCGAAATTCAGCTCGCCAATCTGCGGCATGAAGTAGTTCATGAGAATGTTCTGCACCTGCGCCACCGTTTTTTCTTTGGTGAAAGTGGCGATGAATTTGAGGGCGGCGGCTTGCGTGAACACCTCGCACGCGTCGTGCACGCACGGCACGAATAAGTCCACCATGGCGGCATTGGCTTCCAAATTCAGCAAGCAGCGCTCCACGATGTCGCGGTCGCTGATGACGCCCAGCGCTCTAAACACGATGAACAGCGGCATCGGTTTCCGCACGTTCGGAATGTCCACCACGATTTGGTTATTCGCGTATTTAGCATCCGGCGCCACCAGTTTGACCGCCATTTTGCGCTCGGGTTTGGAGGGGTCTTCCGACACGGTGCGGACCTCGGCGCTGTAGCTGTACACCGCGTCGGGGTCGTCCGCGTTGGACCGGATGTACAGCATGTTGTCGGCGAACTTTTCCTGCGACACGATGCACTTCTCCTTGCCGTCCACGATGAAGTAGCCGCCGTAGTCGTTGCGGCACTCGCCGGCGTAAAACCGCGCCTCCGGCGTCATGCCGTGCAAAATGCACGCGTTGGACTGCAGCATGATGGGGAACCGGCCCAGGTTGAGCTGCTTTAATTCCAAGCGCTCGTTCAACTGCGCTTTCTGCACGGGGTCGTACACGCGATAAATGACGTCCACGTCGCAGTGAATGGTCATGCCGTACGTCATGTTGCGCAGGCGCGCCTCGTTCGGATACATGAAGTGCGCGTTACGACCCTTGTCTCCCTTGTCTCCCTTGTCCTTGTCTCCGCTGCCGCCAGACTTGTCACCGCCCTTGTCATCATCATCGTAAATAATAGGCTTGCTAAATGAAATGCGGTCCCCCTGGACGCCGCCCAAGTAAATCTCAATCACCGAATTGTATTTCCCGGTTTCCTTGTTTTCGTCCTTCTCTAAAATGATGGGATTCCGATCCTTCATAATCCGCGCAATCCCGTTGCTCAAGAAATCGTTGTACGATTCCAAATGGTGACGCACCAGTACATTGGGGTTGTCCTTAAAGTAGCGGTCAATGATGTTCCAAGACAGCGTCTCTTCGGCCGTCCGAACCGCATCCGCGATCAACTCGTTGTCGTCATTTGGATTGGGATTGGGATTGGGATTGGGATTCGTCAACTTGGCTTGTTGCATTGGGGGTATGATTGCGTTGCGTTTTACAGCCGATGTATCGTTTATCTACTATTTGTGTTTATTATTTGTTTCATGAATAAACACAAAATTCATTCGGTTCATTTGTTCCGTTCATTTGTTCCCCTTACTGCGAATTCATTCTCGGACCAGAGGGAAAGAGGGGTTCAAAACTATCCATACTGGAGTCCGTCAGCACGGGGTGCTCAATGGGCTGCATTTTCTGCACTTTTCCAGCCTGGGTCAAATTGTTTGACGCGACCATCATGAGCCCAATGAGGACAAAAAACAGCACGAGCGGAAAAATGACAATCAACCAAGAAATGGAAGCGTACCCGGTGCGACACATCAAATGCAGGATCCAGGTCCAAAACAAAATGTAGATCCCCTCCGCGAAAATGACCGCGGGGGTGCTGGGCACGTAGCACGTAAACTCGCCCATGCAGTACATGTTGCTCAGGCCCGCGTTTTGATACGAAATGGCAATGAGCGCCACCACGGAAATGGCTAAATACACCGTGGCCGGTTTGCACAAGTGCTTGAAGTCATTCAAAATGCGACCGATCAGCGCCATGGATTGGATTATTGGTATTGGTATTGGTATTGGTATAATGTATGCGAATATTTAATTCTTTTTATTGCTTTTGCGACGTTTACTTTGGTTCCAGTGGCGACTTTGGTTCCGGCGACTTTGGTTCCGGCGACTTTGGTTCCGGCGACTTTGGTTCCGGCGACTTTTCTTTTTTCCACCATTTTTCTTTTTATCCAAAATATTGTTTGTAAAGTAATTTCGGTTGATTATTACAGTTTCTTGTGGTGATGGTGGTAAATTTTTATTCATTTTGTATTTACAACGTATGCATATTTTTTTTTTAACGCCGTGTTTGAGGCCTTTGCGACGATTGTATTTGCAACCCCATTTGCGGGCCCACCGGAATCGGGATGCGGTTGACCCCGTTGTTTTTGACAATGTCGTACTCCTCAAACCGCAGGTCGTTCGGGTTTTGCGGCGTGTCAAACGACGTCACGTTGATGTACTCGTCC